CTTGATACTCATAGAGTTGAGTATAACGAAGTTGCAAAGATATGGACTTGGTTTAGAATACCAACTGTTAGAGTAGCAGAGGTTACAATTAAGAGAGTTAGCCCCTCTGGAATAGTAGAGTACTTGCAGTCTTCTTTATTATGGGGTCCAACTCTCTATAAGTTTCCAGGAAAAGATGCGACGAATAAGCAGCCACAAGAATCTTGGAGCGACTTTTCATTCGAAGTAAACTTTAATGAAATTGGGCAATGGGATTTTTACTGTACAGCAAGTTTACCAGCTTTAAAAGATAAAGAGTTTACTTCTGTTACCAGTGTAATGGTTGAGCATCTAATACCTGTTAGAGAACATGTAGCTGAAGCAGGAGAAGAGATTTTCTTTGATAAAGAAAATCTACTTTGTATCAAACAAGGTAACTCTTATAAGAGATTTCAAGAATACAGAGATCTTTATATAGCTGATCCCATTTCACAAAGAATTATATTAAAAGAAATATATGATGAAGTAGAGGCTTATCATGAGTAAGTATTCTTCTAAAAAGTATCAGTTTCCAGTTTCTTTAGATGAAGTTGGTATTAATAGCAGTCTGCTTAGATTAAAAGATGAATCTTTAGATTCATATAGAAGAAGAATATCTTTACATGTAAAAGATCTTCCAACTCCAGTTAAGCAATCAGTTTTAAGTTCGCATCATAGAACTGTTGGCTTGTTTGAAAAGCACTTACTTAAAATAACTTTAGTACTTGATGCAGAACAAATAGCTATTGCTCCAGATCCTAGAATAGAGATTAAGTCTAATACTTTTAAAGTATGGTCTAGCTGGAACAATGGAGAAGGAACTCCAGAACTATCTCTTAAAATAGGATTAAGAGAAGAGGTCTACTTTGTTAGAGATCTTCTATCTGTTTTAAGTTCTTTATCTTTTATCTCTGTAGAAGTTTTACCTGAATGGGAAGATTACCTTAAGACAGGAAATTTAAAGATTAAGAGCACAGATAAAGTTACAGATAGAATTGCGCTTTCTAATTCAAGACTTAACAAACTTTGGGTAGGGAAATTTGAGAAGGCTTACTTTTCAAATGCAAACGTATATAGAAGAGAAGTCTCTTCTCTAGAAGATATAAGTGGTCCTGGAGACTACTATATAAATTATGAGAGAGGCTATATTTACTCTCATTCTCCAGGAGCAGGAGATGTATCAGTAGACTATCAAGAGTTCCCGTTTTACTTAACTTGGCAACCAATAAAAATGGTAGAAGTTAATGATGAAACTTTTAATGAACTAACAAGAGACTATTTAGTTGATGATGATGGAGTAAGCAAGAGATTGCTTTTAAATCACTATGGTGCTAGTATTGCTAATAAAGCACTTAAAAAATCTCCAATAAATTGGGGAGAATAGTGGTCTAGGAGGAGATCATGCCAACTAATTATGAATCTTCAAAAACTTACATCTTTAATGTTGTGGATTCTTCAGGTAATCCACAACTAGGTTTAACAGGTACTTGGTTGCTCTTACAAGGTGCAGAGAGCGGAATCTCTGTACCTGGTTCTTATTCTGTTTTAGAAGAAATATCAAATGGTTTTTATAAAACTACAATAGATTGGAAATCAGTTGTAGCAGATGAAGGCCTTTATGATGGTGAAGAAGTAGTTGCTTTGATTGATTGGGGCGCTCCACTTACTGCACCAGAAAGATACACTTCAGCTAGCTTCAATACTCGCGACTACCACTCATTCTCAGATACAAATGCATTAAGTGTTATAAGTGACAATGTAGATCTTATAAAAGAAATACAAACTGGTAAATGGGAAATTGTTGGAACTCAGTTGAATCTATACAAAAGTGACAATACTACATTAGTAGCTACTTTTGATCTTTTTGATAAAGATGGTCTAGCTACTGGAGAAGCTCCATATAGAAGAGTTAAGATATAATTGGAGCTTTAAATGTCATTAATCACAAGTGGATTAGGTTCCAAGAATTTTATAACTCTTGGACTTGGCGGCATCTATACTTCTATAGAAGACGACTACATTTCTCTTGAAGAGACTACAGTAGTACTTGGTATAGAAAACATAGTTACACCAGTAGAAAGAACTGTCCCTTTGACTGGAGTCTATTCTATTGAAGAAGAAATCAATGGATGGAGCTGGGACAAAACTTTAGTTCAAAGTTCTAATTATCCAGAAAGCATGTATGGTACTTATTTAGGTGGACACGAAGTTGGTCTAACAGAAGGTACGATTCAAGATTACTGGCAGTCAGGAACAGTTAGAGATATAGAGTATCTCAATCTAAAACACTTCAGAGATGGTAGTAACTTTACTTGGACTCCAGTAGTAAGTACTGGTAGTTACGCTATCTTTTGGCAAGAAATGCCTTTGTATTCTAATTATTCTTTTGTTACAAAGATTAATGAGAATGAAGTACTTAATGAACTTAGCTTTACTAAATTGCTTCCAGAAGCATTAGAAAGCTTTATAACAGTATCTATCTTAACTAGAGATGATGAGTATGTTAAACGTCCACATACCGTCTTTAAACAAGTAGAGAAGTTTACAGGGGCATTAGAAGACGGAGAAGAGTATAGAAAAGAAACTGAAGATGAATTAGGAAATATAATTGTAGAAAACATTTGTCCAAGACACAGAGAGTTTCTCATCAAAGAAATAGATGGAGAGAACCATGTCTTGTTAAACGGTAAGTTTTCAAAAGAAGTTGGTAAGTTTGAAGGAGAGCTTACCAAAGATTTAGTTGAAGAGCTTTTTGAAAGTTGTGGCAAAGGCGTTGAAAGTGGACGCCTGCTATATACTAAATACTTTCCCATCTCAGACTCTTCTTTAAAAGTTATTGCTGCATACAATGATGGAACTTTAGAAGAGCTAACTGAAGTAAATACCCTTAACTTTTCAGGTGAAACTGACAATCATTATGTAGCAGATAAAGATCTAGGAATAATTACTATTGGCGGATACCAAGCACCTAAACTGGTGCTTGGTTCTGATATCTCTGAAACTGATACTGAAATTTACTTTATTAGTGATGATATTAAGACTAGCTCTTATTCACCTAAAGGTGTAATTACTATTGGAACAGAGAAGATAGCTTACTATTCTAAAGGAGAAAAAGGGTTCTTTGAATGTATCAGAGGCTATGATGGAACAGAAGCTCAAGCTCATTCTAAGTTTTCTATTATTGAAGACATCATTCATGGAAAAAAGTATTCAGATGAATGCTCTTTCTATATAAGCTATGTAGCTGTTCCAAGAGTTCAGTATGAAGTAACTGACTCAAATATTAGATATGCAAATAAGACTACATTCTTAGATCTTAGACCTATCAAAAATACTGTTGCTAATAAAATCGTCCAGATCTCTACTATCGAAAAGCATGTAGCTTCTATTGTATTAGAAACAGATCTATCGTTAGTTGGTGGAGATCTCTATGGAGATCTCTACTATGGAACAGATTTTACTCAGCTCTGTGCAACAGTTTATGACTCTTATGGGAACGTTGTAGAAGATGTAGAAACAACGATTGTAATAGAAGATCCAATTGGATATCTAAACGGAACAGTTAGAGAATACACTGCAGATACAAACTCTGCTGGACAGATCTGTGCTGTGTATAGTGTGCCTTATGACTGGAACTCTATTTCAACTAAAATAAAAGATGTTTACCATGATGGGTTAGATACTATTATGGAAATATCTGAAAGACCACCTGGTATCTCTTTAGAGAATATTACCCTTTTCCAAGTTTTGAAACACGACCCTATTCTTGGAACAGTAGGTAAGAAGTTTACTTGTCTAAATGGAGTAGAAGTAGAAAGTAGTCACTTACCTTACAACTCTTTTGAAATAGAAGGCTTTGTAGAGTTTCCAGTAGACAAGTATGAAGATGGTTTTGTAGATATACTAATCAATACAGGAAGTTCTGTTATTAAATACAGAAGAGAGATTTTTCAAACCTATCCAATTTACGATAGTTCAGGTGGAGTTCAAGGCGCCAAAGTAATTCTGAAAGAGAACATTCCAGGAATTAGTGCTGTAGGAGCACTAAGCTACTGTTGGCTTTTTGAAAAAGAAGCTAGAGAATGGAATCCTTTATTTCTAGATGGAGTAAATGTTCTTGTTTATGAATGGAAAGAAGATGTAGTTCATCCAATTACCAAAAATCTTGGAGCCTACTATCCTTTAACTCCAGACGTTGCTGAAAGCAAAAGGCTCATTTTCAAGAATAGAAACTTACCTATACCAGAACCCTACAATGTAGAAAATAACCTAGGTGGTTATTTAGCAGTTATGCCAGACTCAGTTAGAGCTCACGCTTATGCAAGAGATCCTGTCACTGGTAGACTTATTACTTCTAACTCCATTAGAATCAGACTAGATCTTCCTGCTTATTTACGTGGAGTAGATAAAAGTAATCCGGCGCTTCCCATTCCTTACGGTTTTACTTTCGTAACAGAAGACTTTAACGTAGGCAGTGGTATTGGAGGCGCCAACTTTATAACGATTAATCCAAAAGCAGAAGGCGTTTCTTCATATAGTTTATTTATTACACCAGTTAGTAGAGGACACTGAGATGGCAGATAAGAAAAAATCTGGAGTTAGCGTAGTACCTGAATTTGTTGCTGGCGAGCAACCAACAGCTGACAAGTTTAATGCTATAGGAGTTCAGTTAGAAAGAGCTGCTTCAGAGTTAGAAAAAACTGTTGGAGATGTATGGGGCGAGTCATGGCCTTACAGTGTTTCAACTAACAGCAAGTTAACTTTAAAGACAGGAAGAAAACTTACTAACTCTGGAGAAGTTGCAGGCGCTTCAGATTCGTTTCTAGACATTGCAAACATTGCAAGACTCATTGGTTCAGCCTCCAATCTAAACCCAGTCATAACTGAAAACAGCAGCATTGGAGACCCTGTATACACCGTCACTGCAGAGAAACTTCATGATGGTTCAGTAGACCCTATAGGTCTTAGAGAATTCTGGTTAAGATTCCCACCTCTCAGTATCTCTTCTGTAACCTTTAGTGGCAGTTTTGGCGCCACACTAACAAACAGAGTTGCTTCACACAGATCTGTAAAGAATCCTGGAGATTGGTTTCTATCACAAAATAGAAAGCTTACTACTTATAATTCTACAGCTAGCGGACAAACTCTTTATGTTAACTACCAAACAGTTCCCCTTCTTTGGGGAACTGGAGCTGATGTACCTGGTTCAAGTTATAACGTAATACCAGACCCAAACCAAACAGCAAATGGTGGTGCTCAGTGTACTGCTACCTTATCTGGATCTGGTTATATTATTCAGTTACCTATAGCTTCTCATGGAAAACTTAACTATCAAGGTAATAATGTTCAGTTAAATGGCGATGCAGATATCGCATTAAACAGCCAGTTAACTTTACCAAGAGTTCTTCAAGAGAACTTTATAGCAGGAGATATAATACCTGAAGGGTTTGTTTATCTTCGAGACAATGTAACTGGTAAGCTTTATAATGATGCAGTGTACGAATATAACGATGAAGATAATCTAATTGTTAAAAATGTAACACTAGATACAAGTCATGGATTCTCAGTTATTACAGTTGGCTCAACCATTACAGAAGCAATTTATGATTTAAGATATAAGTGGTTTCATCACACTCATGATGGAACTTTTGGAGAGTCTCCAATACATATCTCAAGCATTGCAGGTTTACTTGAAGATAAACCAGCATCAGGTATTTATGTAGATTCTGCAATACCTAGTAACTGGATGCCTCAATACTTACATCGTGATGGCTATACAACTGACGCATGGGCAAACGACAATAACTCTATGAGAGGGAATCTTGTCTTTGGTATTGAGGATGGAGCGCCTGGTAAGTATTTAGATTCTACAGCTAGTGCTACTAACACTAAGACTTTTGGTATTAAGTTTGGAGATGGAACTTCTAATACAGAAATATTTAGAGGTACTACAGGCGGTGGAGCTTATCCAGGAACTTTAAATATATTTAATGATGGCAGCATTTATTTAAATGCAAATGGATCTACATTTGGACATACAGATCTTACAATTAGATCTGATAATGGTCAGGTACAAATAGATAGTCATGGAGTACCTTCCACAGAGTTTGAAGGATCTTTAAAAGTTTCTAATGGCGGTCCTAACCCTTATGCCCCTACAGCTGAATTTTCAAATGTTGGTCTTTTAATAGATGATGATGGTGGACATATAGAAGCTCTAGGAAGCCAAGCAATTTTCCATGGAATGGCAGCGGGACCAGTAAACGATACTACTATTGATCGACTACCTCTTTGGTCTCTTAATGAAAACGGGGTAGGAAACCCTCAAAGAGCTTACGCTACATATAGTGGAAGTGAATCTCCAGCAGGAAGAAATGGATGGAGAGTTCCAGTTTTTCAAACTTTGTATTGGGCTCAAAGCGAAGTTGTATTTACTGGTAAAGATTCAGCTGGTTCAGATGCAGCTTCTAATAACTTAATTACTTTTTGGCAAGCATCTGTACCTTTACCAGATTACTTAATTAGTGCAGCATACGATAGTACTGGTACTCCATATGCTAAAAGCGCTGATACAATTATTGGTTTCTCTTTAATGGCAAAGAGCTCAGTATCTAATGATACTTGGTGGGTAAATGGAGGAGGTGCTCGCTGGGAGAATGGAGGAGTAAGTGAAAGAGAAGGTGAACAGCTAATAGCGTCTTTATATTATGATCCAACTGGTGGCGGATATATAAACATTTATATTTCTGCACGCGGACAATCAGATTCTGGTGCGTATGAAAGCGATTTCTTAAATACTAGATGGGCAGGACTTACAGCACAAATAGATGTAAAGATACTATTGTTTGTGGCAGCTCCAGGCGGATACACTACTCTACCTACTGCATAATTTGTATTCTTGTAAGATGCTATTAATAAGAAGGTCAAATGGCTAGATCAGATATTACTTTAGAGTTAATTGCTCATGGACAAAGAACTTACCAAATACTTCCTATAGCTTCATACGTTCAGAAGTATATTGAAGAGTTTGTCTATCTGGATAAAATTAAAGATAGCTCTGTTCCTGTTAGCTATTTTGAATCTAAGCCTATCGACTCTTGGAAGAATATACAGCTTATTAATAAGACTTACGTCTTACCAAGCAATGAAACTAATTTTATTAGTGCTGACAATACTTGGACTGAAATTGCTGGTCGATCTTACACTTCTCGATATAAAGAAGTTGCTTTAACTACTGAAACTTTTATTGAAAACAGCGGTAGAAAAAAACCCTTATTCTTTAAACATATTCTTCCCGAGAACACAAAAGAAGCAAAACTAGAAATTGTAACTAGAGGGAATAAAGTTAAAATAGATGATGGCTTCGTTTTTGATATAGAGAATGATGTCATCTACACCAACTATAAGAATTACTTTGATCCTGATACTGGAGCTTACAGAATCTTCTTTATTGTCTCTTCAGATGTAAATGGGAAAGCAACCCACGAGTTGCTTTCTCCAGTAGAAGCTACTAAAGAAGCTTCTTGGGAAGATATTATTTTAACTGGAGAAGATGCAGGTTCATTAACGGAAGCTTATCCAGTTTATAACAGAGAAAAGAATTCTGACGGCTATACTTTTTACTTAAATAGAAACAGCACTTGGTATGCTAAGCCTCTAGAAAATAGCACTATAAAACCAATGCTTCCTTCAAGCAGAGATCCTGAAGATGCATGGCATTTGTCATTTACCAATGGTGATTTTACTACCAATGTAAATGGTTCAACAAAAAGATACTATGTACCAGAGTACGACACTCAACCATTTGCACCATATAAACCATACATATATGCACCTTATAAGCGTCTACTTTATGTTAACGAAAACATATTGGCTGCTACTAAAACAAACTTAGCAATTATGCCAGAGAACAGTAGACACATAACTATCTTTGCTTACGATGAAGATGGGTTACTTAAGTCTGCATATACAACTGATCAGTCTCTTCATGGAAAGCGTGCATTTAAGAAAGAAGAGAATGAAAAAGTAGTTAATAAAACTTTGAAAGATATATTTTATGAAGCGGATAAGATATCAGCTTACGATAATCAAGGCGGGTTCATCCTCCTAAATACTCGCTTAAATTCTCAAGATACTTATTACGCTTCTTTCTCTTACGAAGCTAAGTCTTTAGAATATACAGAGCTCAACTTAAATCCTCTTAGTAATAAATCAGCGCTCGATCATATATATGTATTTTATATTCATCCAAATGCTAACTCATATGATAAAGCAATTCATTACTTAAAGATTAATAGAAGTGGAGAAATAGTATTCTGCTCTCAAAGACAAGGAAGGGCGCACCCTAATCTTCAAGCTTTAAATGAAGATGGAACTCCTAATACAAATTCCATTATTGGAATGAAGTACACTTCTCTTACAGAAGATAACTCTTTTATAAAAAAATATTGCGTACCATATATGAATGAATACGCTTATTATGTTTTATGTGAAGTAGCAGTCTTAGAGACAGAACAAGAAGAAGATGCTTTTATTGTTGATGTTAGAAGAGATGGTGGAGTCATCAAGCAAGAGCTATTTGAGAAAGCCATACGAGCTAATAATAAGATACTTCAATCTAAACTTGGCTATGGAACTGAAGGTCAGCAAGTACCAGTTAATGGAGTATTAGTTATTAATGCTCCAATTACTTTGTTAGAAGAGTACGGTGGACCTTTTACTAAAGAAGAAGCAGAGAAGTTCTTAAAGACTTACACCAATCAAAGCGAATACACAATCATTGACTGGGTTTATGAAAAAGCAGAAATCAGTGGTTGGTCTCAAACTACTGGAACTGCTACCCTAACTGTTACTTGGGAAGGGCCAGATTTAACTTACAAGTTTTACAGAAAAGATACTGCTGTTGGGGAATGGGAACTTATTCATTCGATTGAAAATCCACCAGAAGGAAATATAGAATATACAGACCTAGGATTAACTTCTAACAAGAGATACTATTACCAAGTTAGAATATTAAAAGATGAAGTGCTGCATCCTGGTTCTAATAAACTTTCTTTAATGGTGAGATAATGAGTTTAGAAAATATAAAGATTTCTACATCAGAAATAAGTGACGTTTATAAACCAATAGAAATTGTAGCTACTGAATTTGTTGATGGTAGTCAAATTCTAAAGATTGCCAATTACAATCCTTCTCAAATAAAGGATCTCGGCATATACCTATCAGCTACTTCTAACTTAGGAGACGTAGATAATCCTGCAGACTTTTCACCTCATATAGATTACCAAGATGTATTAACTTGGGGAACAGAAGGAACTGGTGGCATTACAGTTTACTATCCCAAAGACAGCGCAGTAGGAACAGTAATTAAGAGAGGCGTCGGAGCCTCTCTTAAAACTAAGATACCTCTCAAAACACTTCTTCCAAACGAAGAAGTAGAAGTCAAAGTAGAGTTTAGTGTTCCTTTGACTGTTACAGCAAGAAGGCTTTTTGTTAACGTTTCAGTAGGCTAAAGAAATGATTCCTAAATTTAAAGATACACTTCTATTCAGAAATCATTTATTAGAAGCTGCAAAGAAGCGTGTACTTGATGCACCCTACGTCAAGTATTCAAATAAAGAGTTACAAGAGTACTCTGTACAAGTTATCAGAGAGATTAATTCTCTTTTGCCTTCTGTAATAAAAGAGAATCTTCCAATCAATTCTTCTTCTGAAAGAGAGTTTTTAAAAAACTTTAAGTACTTTACTTATTTGATGAACTCTAAAATTATCTCTCTAGAAGAGATAATGGAAAACGATTACTTAGAATCTACCGGCAATATAAAAGAAATACAAAGAGAGCTAATAGCTTTAGATACTGAAGTAGAAGAAAAAGAGATGGAGCTTCTTGGTAATTATTCAGAAGTTCACTTAAATACTTTTTCTAGAACTAAAGACAGTCAGCTTCAGTATTCAGATAGTAGCTGGCTTGTAGATTTTAAGACTGGAGTGACTTATAAAGAAGAACTCTTGATGAATCGTATTGGGCCAGGATCTCTTACTAATCCTTTATCTTCTTACATCAATGTGCCGATTAAAGATGCGGTCATTATAGATGAGCTTTCTGATACTGGAGATTCTGTTAGTCCAATAGAGGTTTCTAACCCTAGAAACCTCTACTTAAAAAACAAAATATTTAGATATGTTGTTGCTCGTAAAGAGTATGATAGCTCAGGAAGAAAGTACAAAACAAAGACTTCTCTCGAAAGCTATCCATACAGTTGTGTATCAACTCTGACAGTACAGTTAGAGTTACCTAACTTAATGCAGATTAATACTTTAAAGATTAATCCTCTTGGAGACTCAACAGTTTTTATTAAAGACTTAAGATATATTAATGAGTCTGGGCAAGAAGTATCTCTAAACAGTGTTGATATAAATACTCAAACCGACATTGTAATTCTCTTTGAATCTATTTTAACAAAGTTCTTGATTATACAGTTTGAGCAAAAGGCTCATGTAGAAAGAACAGAGTTAATAAGTGAAGATTTAAGAGTCTCTGCTATCAATAACAAACTAGCTAATAAAGGCTTTACTAACAGACTTCCTGAAATAAAAGAAAAGATACAAGGTAGAGTTTATGACTTCTCAATAGAGAATGTAGAAGTCGGCCTTTCTATTTATGAAACAAGAGGAATCTTTAGATCTTTACCAGTTAAAGTATCTTCTCCTATTGGTATGGAAGTACAGAAGCTAAGTGAAAGCATTGTACCTACTACAAGCTTAGAAAAAGATTACTTTGGAAGCTATTCTGTTTTAGCTGAAGGAGCGTCTTTAATAGAAAGCTATGTAGGTGTCAGACTATGGGACAAGCAAGAGAATAAAAAAGTAGATGCTCTAGTCCCTGTACTAGATAGCAATTTAGCTCAAAGAGAAATACTTTCTCCTATAAATCAAGAAGCGAAGTTTAAATTATTTCCTGAACTTAAATATGTAAATAACTTAAAGTGCATTGAAGATATCAAAGTATTAAAAGTATGCAGAGAAGACCTCCCTTATTACGGAGCAAGTGGCAGATCTACTGTTACTACCGAATCAGTAACAGAAGGCACTTTTAGAAGAAGAAGAGGAAGCATAATAACTGAGGTTCCTTCTGATGCTGGTTGTACTATTGTAAGTGTCTTTTCAATTCAAACTAATGAAAAGCATAATCTTACTGAAGGAGATAGTTTCAAAACCTTTTCTTCTGAAGAAGAAGTTTCTGGAATTGAATTCTTTGTCTTTAAAGTAATAGATGAATATACTTTCTATACTCGCGTTGATGCAGGAGTGATTACCTATTGGTTAGGTACAGAAGATAAGGAACTGTGTATTAACGCTGCAGTAAACATAGATTCAATTAAAGTTTATGAAAACAACAGCATCTTAACTTATGGAAGGGATTATTTGATTTCAGTAGATGATGGATCTACTTGGAGATCTGCACCTTTCACTGCTTTGGAAATTGAACAGCTTGTAAAGCCAAGAGCAGCTGCAGGTAAATTCTTTATTAAACTACTAAACTACAATTCAGCTAACTATTATTGGACAGAATACATAGTAGAAAGAAATCAATACTTAACTGATTGTAAGAATATTAGATTAAAGAATGGTCGCGTTGTCTTTAACAAGAATTTAAAAGACAGTTCTGGAACGCTACAAGTAGTACTTGTAAGCAGAACAAGTTCTAATAATGTTTACTTAACCAATGTTATTAGAGAGTACTCTCTTGCAATCCAAAACAGGAATATAGAAAATACTCCTAGTGGTAAAGTTATGAAAGCTTCTGTTAAAAGAAGAATAGCTGCCGGCTCTAACAGTAACTAAATCTAGGAGAGTTAACTGTGCCTTTAAATAATATTGCTAAGAGAAGTCACTCTTTAGAAATTGATGGGATTGTTACTCTACTTGAAAGCACAATCTCTTCAGTTAGCTCTGCTAGAACAATAGAAGATAGACTCTTGCTAGAAGCAAGAGTCCTGGAGATCTTTAACAAGATCATTCAGAACAAGTTAACGGTACCAGAAGTATCTGTTAACTCTAACTGTGATAAAGATAACTTTAGTGAAGAGAAATCAAACTTAAAGTATAAGACTGATCTCAATATGAGCAAGCTAGAAAAGCTTGCTCAAACTTATATTGATGGTTACAACACTAAAGTAAAAGAGCTAATAGAAATAACTGGTTCTTTGAAAAGAGTCAGACAGAAGAAAGCAGCTTTAGATCTTTGGGATAGAGAGAAAGCTAAGTGGGTACTTGCAGAGAAATTTCTAAACTTTGATTTCTTGTCTGATTCAGATACTGGCGGAACATTACTCAACATTGATACCTCTGAAGGTATAGCAACTCTAGGTATCGTCTCTACAGAGCAGATCAAGCCAAGCTCAGTTTATTTAAGTAATGGAAATGGTACGCCTGGAAACTCTGATGCTGCTGTCACCGTAGAGAATGTAAATCCAGCTTCAATGTTTGATGAAGAGCCCAATAGCTATTTTGAATACGAAAGACTAGATTCTGGGCCTATGAAAGTTTCTATTTGTTGCGATTTCTCTTCAACAGAAATCTTAAATAGAATACAAATAAGACCCGCTGTAATACCTGAGTCTTTAAGTTTTGAAATAGAAGATATCCTTTTCTATGTACCTGGTAACAAGACAATTTCTGTTAAAGAACAAGTTGGACCCAAAGTTAAATATGAAAACTTTATTGTTAAGTCAGTTGGTAATGATATCTTTTGGCAGCTTACCTTTTTGCCAGTATCTTGTAATTCAGTAAAGATTGTTTGCAAGCAAGAAAACTCTCACCTACTTAACATACCTACAACTGATAATAGATTGGTAACAAGGAAACGCTACTCTATAGGAATTAAACACATAGAGTTTCAAAGATTGAGATTCGCCAATGAAGGCGGAATCTCTTCTAATGCTTTAGAAATACCAGATGGACTTTATGTAGCAGAGTCTACATCTAGTGTTTTTCCAAAGAATCCAAATCTTTTTAAAGCAACGTTAGACTTCTCAGGCAATGGTGGAGAAGATTGGGATCTGGATGTTTTTGGCTTTGACGAGAATCGTTCGGCCAAAACTATAAAACTAGACGGAGATAAGACTAACGTTTTCTGGAGACTTTATACTAAACGTAATGATGACGCATTTACTAATATATCTTCATTTACCAATGAAGATATAAGTGTCAATGTAAGTGTCATCTCTCAGTTGATTTCATTGAATCAATCTCCAAATAAAGTTCCTTTACCTGAACGACCCTACAACGGAAATATTGGCGTATACCAGCCTCGTATCTGTAGAAGGACCGATGACCCAAGAGAAGCTATCCAAATAGCTACAACGCCAAGACTAGAGCCTGGAGAGGGCTTTACTATTAACTTGCCTATTGAGCTTGATGGTAAAGGATATAGTCTTTTGCCAGAAGATATGTCTTTGCTAGTTAACAACAAAGAATTACTAGCACAAGTAGATAGTACTGGATCAGCGGTTTCATTTGAAGATATTCAGAACGGCACTGGAACTACTGATAATATATGGGCAATGGACAGTGATTGGAAGAGAATAGCAGTGCAGCATAGAAGGCAGTTGGCCCCAGTTACCTGGAAATTTCCAAGCCAAAGACTTCTATTAGAAGAAAGAAGTGACGGATACTATGCTGCCTTTAGCGATCTCTTCGATCCTGATAAAGATAGAATAAGAATTAGTTACTTACCAGCTAGCCTAAGTACCACTTCTATAAAAGTTCCTCTATTAACCAAAATCTTAAATTTAAATAACACAAACATTGTAGCAAGTTCAGTATCTTTTCAATCTGAGAATGATATCATCTTTACTAGAACATCAATATACGTGGATGTAAAAGATGATTCTGGAACTTCTCCTAAAGAGATTCTTTATTACGTAGATGAAACAAATGGAAGGGTTTATCTAAGTAAGACTATATCTGAAGCAAGTGTTGGGGAAATCTCTCCAGTCAAACTTGTTTACTCTCATTCAAATATTAAAGTTCTAGAAGACACTAATTATGAGATTTGGGGAGAAAACAAAAAAGTCAAAGGAATAATTATTTCTTCTGATTCTGTCATTACAAAAGATAGAGAATACTCTCCTAACCAAGAAAAGGTTTCAGACTTTGTTGGTATTGATATTAGAACTGGTGCAGTGCTTTCTAAACAAAAGCTGTTTGATATTGCTGCATCTAAAAAGATATTAGATTTACCAGACAACTATATTGTAGTTAATAGTTTACGTTTGTCTGCTGATATTTTTGAAGAGAATCCAGAGATCTATCCAAGAGAAGTTGCATACGAAGATGGCAAAGTAGAGTTTCTTGGATTGAAAAACATGGATAAAGAGGAAACGATAGAAATCGTTTCCGATACCAGTGGTATTGTTACTTTCAATCTTGCAGCAGGAGTTAACTATTACGCCGCTCTTGGTGTAGTTTTTGAAGACACAGAAGTCTTCAAAACTTTAGATTCCAGCCTTACTAGCGTAGGCGACTATACTGTTAGTGCTGAAGGTAAAGTAGAAGTTAGAGTCGCTTTATCAGGTAGCAGAGGAACTCTGCCTGGAAGAATAAAGTATAACTACTCTTATAAAGATCCAAGCTTTATATCAAGAGGACTTTATTCTGTTGATTATGTAAATGGCGTTCTGTTCTGCGCAGAAGACATCAGAATGTCTTCAAATCCTATAGTTAAATACAAAGTGGCAAACTATAAAGCAGAATATGATATAGTCAAGAAGATGGATTCTTGGACCTATGATCCTGAAAGTAATTCAGTATCAATAAGAACAGAACAACAAAGTACTTTTCCGATTAACAAAAGAATTAAAGTCTATTACTTTACTAGGGACAACTACACGCCTATTAAAGAGTTAAAGAACTACTTCTCGCCTATCTTCTACAATATCTCTTTCAGGTTTCAATAATGTCTACTCGACAAGAATACAATACTCTTCTTAAAAAAAGAATTGTAGAGGACTATATTAAGGAGTTTAAAAGAACTCCTAGTCCAGCTACTTTAAGAGAAAAAGAAATAGAGTATAAAAAGAAATATCCAAACTTAGACTTGGTTGGATTCTCAACTATTGATGTTAAGCATCCAAACTTTCTAAGTGTTTCATCAGCTAAAGATGAGAACTTAAACAGAAAGGCAATGGTCGAAGATTCAGTTGCTATTTCTGAAAGAATAGATGCTCTTGCTGAAAAGATGTTTGATACTTTTACTGGCTTTAGTGTAACGACTCATAGATGTAATCGACTGATCCAAAGCATTGAAAGAAGATTAGACAATCTAATCTTGCTAAATAGCAAAGCAGATATCTTCTTGTATGGTGTACAAGAAGACTTTGTTACTTCTGAATTTATTGATCAACAGCAATCTACAGTTTCTATTGAGCCTGGTTACGTAACTCTTGGAAGAGATAACTGCGAAGTAGCAGATTTAGATTTTGTTAATTTGTCTTTTACAGCAAATAGCAAGAAAGGCTTTGTAAGTGCATCTGCTGTCTCTTCCATTAACGCTCTTAAAAAGAAAGATGGAGTTGTATGGGAGTATTACGTTTACACTAAATACAAGACTGGAGAAGTGTCTTGTATTATAGAAGCAGACTTTGACAAGCCAGAATTTCTATCTGAAATTAAGTTAGCTGGCAATGCAGTAAATGCAAACTCAAGAATGAAGTATTTAGTTCTAGTTTCAAAAGATGGCAGCACCTACTCTATGGTAGGAAATGAATCTTACTTTGTTACTGGACTTAACACTATTACTATAGCCCAAGAAGACATCAAGAAAGTTAAAATTTACTTAACAAAATATGCTGCTGACGAGACACCATCTATTGGTAATAGCAAATATATTTTTAGTTTAGATTCACTTGAATTCACTAAAGGAAGATTTAGTCGCAACTCAGAATCTGTATTAGTTGCAGGCCCCTATAGTCTTTATGATGAACTAAACAACCCAGTAAACTTTACACAAGCAACTATGAAAGATGGTACTTGCTGCATAGTCCCAGATAAAACTAGTGTTTCGTTCTTTTTAAGTAATGATGGAATCAACTGGATTCCAGCATCTTATAATTCAACTAGCTTTAGTACTGTTAAGTTTAATAACTCTAATCCAGAGGAAAGCTATTCTTATATCGAGCCACTATCTCATCCATATGCATTAGTTACTACTGCACCTGAAAGAGTTAATTTAGAATACTCTGAAGAGGCTTTGTGTAACTTAAAGATTGAAGCTGAGTGGGCAGATAAATTTATATTACAAAATACTGTAGTTGAAAGAAACTTACCACAAGGTAAACGCTTGTATGGAACTGAAAGTGGATGGGTTTATGATGATAGAAATCAACAATACAGTACAGTAATTTATATAGATTCAGTAGAAGGTAAGAGAGTGGATCTCGGCCCAAGAGGAGCCGAGATAAATGGAAAGATTGTCTCTGGAGTTGTCTCGCTGCCTCAAGGCTATCATAAGTTCAAAACATCTCATATGAACTGGTATGCAGTAGATGAAAACTTAAAGACAGTTGAGTTACTGAAAAACTCAGACCCAATATATCCTTACAATCATAAATTGATTATAGAAGGATACAAATACAGTAGTGATTTTTCAGGGAACAAAGTTTATAATGCATTGGGGAGAAACTTTGGTATTTTAATGAACTATGTAACTCCAGAGCTTTTTAACTCGGGAGAACTTAATAATGATTTGAGTGTTTATACAATAGAAGAGTATAACGGAAGTCTTTATTTTAAAGTTAAAATAGATCCTTCAGATAGTTCATCTTTTAATGAACAAGTAAAAGTAAACTTTATGCTTAAGAATGGATCTTCAAATAAACTTTGGGTAAAAGCAATAATCAAATCAAACGATTTAAATATCTCTCCTCACATCAATAGTTTTCAAGTAAGGGTAATCTGATGGCTTTAATTCGCAGCGAATTCTTTAAGAATACACTAACCAAGATATTTCAAAGTACAGGATTAGTGAATGACGTTACTAACAAAGATCAAATGAAAGCTTTTGTTAGAGCTGCAAAGATTGATGCAGCAGTTAATGTTCATAACTGGAACAACATCATTTATCCTGCAATCAGAACCCTTCGTTCAAGTCCAGAACACGAATATGATGTTCTGGATTCAGAGAAAGGTGGTATCTCTGGCTGGACTGTTACTACTGAGCCTTGGGCTACAGAGAACGGAATGGAGTGCTTGTGGGATTACACAAGAGGGCAGCCGCATTCTATTACTGGAACTATTATGTGTTTAGCTTCTCAACTAGAAGCTCTTAAAGAAGATAAGTCTACTAGCGAAGAATATGATGATACAGAGTTAAGATCATTGATTCAGTGCATTGATCTAAATATGGGTCAATTAAAGAAAGACACTTTAGCCGAATGTTATACCTATGATTGCGACGGTAAGGCTAATCTTCAGTATTCAATGGCAAGGCATGTATACGAGATCATGTCTCAGTTAGTTGTAGGTGGTCCAGCTTTTGGACTCGAGTCTTGTTTCACAGATACATATCCAGATCTTTCTTTAGAGATTAGAGTATCTGACTTTATTTACGATGCTTTAATCCCAGCAAGTGCAATTGAGTATTGTGGAGAAGGCTACTTACTTAGCGACGCTTTAACAAACATTCACAACTTTGTTGGACAAGCAAACTGTTTAGATGACAGTCCGAATTACTCTTCAGCAACTCCTACAGGACCAGGACCAGGTAACAACTTAATCTCTAATGGAGATAGCTTAGTAGAAGCAATAAAACAAATAGACAGAGACTTGCACTCAACTAAAGAATATAGTTTAAGTTCTACTAGCGGAATGTTGATCGGCTCTACTTTTATAGAGATGACTACTCCAAACGATACATTAAATCTTTTTGCAGGGGATAATATTAAGTTTACTGCAGGTGTAAAAGATTTAGAGATATCTGTCTATGGATTAGAACTAGACGATTTAGTAGATGTGGATGCTTCTGCACCTAGTGATCAAGATGTGTTGCGCTTTGATAGCGCAACATCTACATGGATACCTTCTGCTGTTGACGAAGCAAAACCAGTATTTTCTATTTGGTTAAGACCAAATGACTTTGATCAAAGATCTGCTCAACAGATGCCAGTTACTAATACTGATCTCTCTGTTGATGAAGAGCCTGCAGGTACACCTCTTTTAACTCCTATTGATAACTCCATTCCAAATCAAGAATATACAAGTAGTCTTCATAATAACAACACAGTACTAAGAACAACAAGAGAATTAAAACCAGGCATAGGGCCTGGACTTGCAACCGACCTGTGGTATGCACACAATGCTGTTCAGTTTACTTTTAAAACTGGTATGTCTGAATCAGATCAATTAACCTATGCAACTATAGGTATTCCAAGAGTTAAAACAAGTGTGGGTTGGGAATACCCAACAAAGATAAAAGTAACTGGATACTTCTTTACAGATAGAGAAATTAGTCCAGGTGCTTGGGCAGCTAACCCAAGCAACACTTTCAGTTTCAGTTTAACAAGTCACCAAGATCCTTCTGGGGCTGCAGGAACAATTGCACCCTTTACAGATGGTCTTCAGCTTACACAATTAAACTTTAACTCTAGTTCAGATCCTTCAGGATATACTACTGCAACTTCTAGTCATTCAGCTTTAGATTATAGAGTTTGTGTTTTAGAATTCGGCACATTAAACATAACAGCAATGCCTGATATGAATGGTTTTCTTACACTAAGAATATCTCCCATTCATGGTGTTGGATATTTTAATGGTGGAACTGCAGTAAAAGTCTTTATGTTAGGTTTAAGAGTAGACTTCTTAGAATGACATTTAGAAGATATACAAAAGATAAAAACAATAACTTGCTAAAACCCCAAGTAGTTGTAGCAGAGACTCGGGGCGCAAATGTTATTAGTAATCAATCTTTTGTCTTGAAAAGCACATCAGTACCTTCTTCTGGTCACATATGCATAATAAGATCAGTTGGAGGTATAGGTGATGTGCTAATGATCACTCCCGGTATTCGAGCTTTAAAAGAAAAGTATCCAGATTTAAAGATTACTGTAGCCGTAGATATGCACAGTACCTGGGATTGCTCTTATAAAGAGATGCTAAAGAATGCACCTTTTATAGATAACCTAATAGATGCTAGATATGTTGATAGAAACAAATACAGCAAAGTTGTAGATATATCTTCTGTTTGTATTGCTTATGAGAATACTCAATTCAAACCAAAGAATAGAATTGATATATTTGCTAATGCTTTAGGAATTAAAGAGCTAAATAATCCTTTACCTTTCTATAAAGTAGAATCAGATGAAAGGGAATGGGCAATTAACTATCTAAAAGATAGAAATACTTTTGGAAAGATCCTAATAGGTTTATGTCCAAGCTCTAACGAACACAAAAGATCTTGGGCTCGAGAAGAAGTTCTTAAGTTTGTAGAACTGGTAAAAGAAAAATCTGCAGTTGCTAAGATTCTTTTATTTGATTTTCAAAATGAATACTCAGATTTAAAGTCTTTAGATTTTGTAATAGACTGCAGCAATACTACTGTTAGAAAGATGGCATCTCTTATCGAGAGATGCCATAGCTTTGTTACTCCAGATACTGGACCAATGCATTTGGCAGGTGCACTCCAAATACCTACTATAGCTTTATTTGGCTCTATTCCTCCCCAAGCAAGAATCAATCATTACCCTAGTCACGAAGCAGTAACTGCTGTTAACTTAGGATGTTTAGGTTGCTGGTATAAACAGTGCAATATTAATTTCAAATGTATGTCTGATATACCAGCAAAGAAAGTATTTGATAAAGCGTGGACCAAAGCTAACAACTTTAGAAAAGAAATAATTTTTTCTTCAGTGCTTTCTCCTGTTGATGGCTATGGAAGTTCTGCTGAACAAATAGCAGTTCACCTTGGGCGCCTTACTTCTGTATCTTGGAATGCTGAAGAACAAGCAAGTGATTGGAGAGATTTCATTGGTAATGAATCTGAAAAGTTAATTTCAAAAGATAAAGGGAAGCATTTAATCTACTACTCTCTACCTTCCTGGAAAGAAGAATTTAATTCATCTCTTACTAAAAGCTGTTTCACTATGTGGGAAACTACCAAGCCACCAAGCACTTGGATTCCAACTATTAATCTTTTTGATAGACTTATAGTACCTTGCGAACAAAATAAAATTGCTTTTCAAAACCAAGGAACTGCAGTACCTATAGAGATATGTTCATTAGGTGTAAATGAAAAGATATGGATATACAAGAAAAGAAAAACTAATAAAGCTGTCAGATTCTTACTTTTTGCTAACTCCCATTGGGAGTATGAAAGAAAGAATTACAGAGCTGCTTTAGAAGCTTTTTCTTTAGCAAGCAAAGAGAATCCAAATATAGAGTTAGTTTTAAAACTAACAGATGGTGATATTCCAGTAGAATACCGCTATCTAAAGAATATTGAAATTATATCTTGGAAGTACAATACAGCTATGCTGGTTGATCTCGTGCATTCCTGCGATTGCTTACTAAGTCCAACTAAAGGTGAAGGCTATGGACTTCCACAAAGAGAAGCAATGAGTACCGGTATGCCTGTTATTGCAGCAAATTTTGCAGGCTTACAATCAATAATGAACTTAGACTTCAACTACTCAGTTAAGTATGAGTTAAAAGAAGCCAGTTATTATTCAACCATTCCAGTACTCAAAGCTTACAACAATGAATCTAATGATTTTGGTTCTTGGGCAGAGCCAGATATCCTGTCTTTGAAAGACAGGATATTAGAAGCTGCAGAAGATAGAGTTCTATTACAAGAGAGAGGGATTGCTTGTGCGGATTGGATAAGAGCTAATGAGACTTATACCCACACAGCAAGAAGATTATTAGAGATTATTAGAAGTTAATAGTTTAAGATCGTTAAGATACATTTCTTCTAATAAAGTTTCCCAAGAATAAGTTGGCCTCCATTTAAGTTCTCTTTTGGCTAGAGTAGAATCTCCCAGCAAATAAGGAACTTCGGAAGGCCTCATAAAACGCTGGTCAACTCTGTAAACGTCTTCAAATCTTAGACCTGCTAAATTGCAAACAAAGTCAAACATTTGAAATATAGAAGCTCCTCTGCCAGTAGAAATGACGTAGTCTGCAGGTTGCTCTGCAGTTAACATTAGCCACATAGCTTCTACATAATCTTTTGAGTGCCCCTCATCTCTAAAAGCTGATAGATCACCCATAGCTACATGATCTGCTAGTCCCAGCTTTACCTTTGCTACTCCATGAGTTATTTTTCTAGTAGCAAAATCTATTCCTCTTCGTGGAGAGGAATGGTTATGTAGTATTCCGTTACAAGCAAAGAGTCCATAAGCTTCTCTATAATTAACTACAGTCCAATATGAAGCTAGTTTAGATACACCGTAAGGCGATCTAGGATGAAAGCCCATTGACTCGTTATAACCAGTTTTAGGACACTGGAGGCCTCCCCAAAGCTCACTGGTTGATGCTTGGTAGTAACGTGTACTTGGACTAAACATTCTAATAGCTTCTAGTTGTATTAGAACTGCATTAGCATTAACTTCAAAAGTTAAAGAAGGTTCTTTAAAAGAATGACCAACGTTTGATTGGGCCGCAAGATTATACCAATCAGCAGGCTTGTACTTGGTTACAACATTAACAATGAAGCTTGGATCTAGAATGTCTCCTTCAATCAATGTAAATCTTGGATCATTTATTACATTAGTTAGATTTTCAAGTCCAGAATTAACGCTCTTACGCCTTGTAATACCAACTACTGTATAACCAAACTTTAGTAGTAACTCTGCTAAGTAACTTCCATCTTGTCCAGTAACACCAGTAATGACTGTAATATAATTAGACTTCATCTTATTCTTTACCATCTAATAGGTCTTCAAGTATTTCGTTATAATCTTTTTGAATCAAATGTAAGTCTTTTACTAAACGTGAACTACGATTAAGTTTTAAGCTTTGATATAAGTCTAATAAAGTGTAATAAAGATCTGAACCTTCAAAAGCATCTGCAAAGGTTCTACCTTCAGGACCGTATTCATCAAATAGTATTTCTAAAGCTTTGTAATGAGAAGAATCAATTTCAGTAATGTAATTATTATTACTAATTCTTGTTGCAAAGTTTTCTAACTTATCTTCTAAATTTAGAAGCTTTATATCTATGACAGATTGTTTCATAATTCTTTTACACCTATTATATTAAGGTAGTTATTGTTTAGAATAATTCTTATAGCAATAGCTAAGCTATTTACTAGCAAAGGAGCTGCTGTGAGAATTTGTTTTGATTTAGATAATACTTTGTGTACTGGTAAGCCTTACGAAACTGCAAGTCCGTTCCCAGGTATTAAAGAGCTTCTGTTAAAGTTGAAAGAAGAGAACCATACTATTATAATTCAGACTGCCAGAGGAATGGCTACTGCCTCTTCTAACCAAGGGGTTTGCGTTAAAAATATTGGCAAATTAACTCTTGAACAATTAGATGAATGGGGCTTTGTTTACGACGAAATCTATTTTGGTAAACCAAATGCAGATCTCTTTGTAGATGATAAAGCTTTTCATGTATCTAATATCGAACATCTTTTTTACTTTATTAATGAAAGCAATAAAATAAAAGAAGAGTTTGATGTAAAGTTTGCCAAGATAGATTCAACTCTTAGCACTCTGGAAGAGATAGACGATGTCTAATTCAAACGAATCTCAGCAAGATATTTCAGACTTCAAGATTGAAGTTAACTTACTAACATATCGACTTACTACTATTGAAAACAAAATAGATAATAGCTTGGATAATCTATCTAAAAAGATAGATGATATGATTAGTCACTATAGTGAAACTAAATCTAAGCAAGCACTAACTAATCAGTCATTAGATCAAGTCAAGAGTGATATAGGTAAGATAGAAACTAAAGTAACTAAACTTGAATCAGATATGACTACACTTCAAGTTACATTTGCAGAGAAGTTAGCTTATGGTGGAGTTGGTGGTGGCGCTGTTGCTATTTCAATAGAAGTACTTAAAAAGCTACTGGAGTCTTAATGTCTTTTACCTTAACAGAAAGTAAATACAATAATCTTTTATCTCGTATTACTGCTCTAGAAAATACTCTTAACGATGCAATCGTTGCTATATCAAGATTAGCAAGTGTAAGTCAGGTACACGAGCTACTAGTTATTAGTCAAACTAAACAGCAAGAAGTAATGGTTAAACTAGATGCTTTAGAAGAAAGAGTAACTGCAATAGAAGAAGAGCCACTAACATAAATGAGTTCATAAAAAAAGAAACCAGTCATTACGACTGGTTTCTTAATTTGTGCTACTTGTTTATCAAGAAGCTTTTAGTTCTTTAACTTCAGCAGTTAGAGATTCTACTTTCTTTTCAAGAGTAGCGACTTTCTTCTTTAGTGAAGTGTTCTCTTTCTTTAGCTCTTCGTTAGCAAGTGTAGCTGCTTCTAGCTCTTTTGTTAGATCTGGAACAACTACCTTTTCTGCTACTTCAGCTGCTGCCTCAGCAGCGGCTGATGACAAAGAATTTAGCTTCTCTTTTAGTTCTTTAACTTCGGCTCTAATCTGTTTTTCTAGATTAAGAAAAGACTTTGACTGCATATTGATTCCTAAAACTGTGGTGGTTTGAAAGGAGAGAACTCTACATATGGTTCCCAGTCTTCGTGAGCTGCATTGAAAGAGTTGGTCTTATCTACATTTAGATAGATGCCATCTTTCTTAATCTCTACAGAGACAACTCCCTTACGAGTAATGATATCTGCTACTCGTTCAGAAAGCCAGCGCTTACCTCTTTGCTCCCACTCTGTATACTTAGATGTAGTCTGAAAGTCTACAACTTTAGCTTTTGAACAATGAATAGTTGAGGGATCTTTAGCAAAAGAAATTGTAGCTTCAGTAAAGTGAGCACAATGTCTAAGCCAAGTATAGATAGTAGGTGCAAGTGCTTTCTCTGAGATGTCCTCAGTAATAGTTGCGCCACCAGGTATTACTCTCTTTATAGTAGTTCTTGGTTCGCTGTTAATAATTCTTTTAACAAGAGCTTGCTGGTTACTAACCATGTTAGGTGAACTTTCAAACTCTATAGCTTGTCTTTTAGTAAGAGCCATAATTTCTTTTCCTCTGCAAATAAGTTCTGTCTTTTAATTTGAACTATGTCTGATCTTTCGTAAGTAGTATATCCTTCAAGGATTAAGGTAGACAAATAGTTAAGCCAACGATCTTTTCTAAGTATATATAAAAGGAAGTAATCGGGCAACTCCTGATAATAAGAGTCTTCGTATTCTCCTTTTAAGTAATAGCCGAAAGATTTTCGATGCTTTACTCTTGCCCAAGAACTATTGATCAAGTCCTTTAAAGCAAATTTTATATCTCTGATTACAATATACTCAACCATATTAGAAGAATTTGTTTGAGAAACAAATCTATATCTTCTCATAGTAGTCATGAATAACATTGTAAGTTCATCTACTATAGATGACTTAATCTTTGTTTCTTTAATCCAAGCTTTAATCTTCATGTCTGAAATATGTGGATCTGAAGACAATAACCTAACCATCGTAAAGATATTAATATCCTTAGAATAGGTGCCAGAAACTAACATCTCTTCCCACGCTTTAAACGTGGGAAGGATGAGTTCATATAATCTAGTTAAATCAGACTTTTTATTAACACATTTAGCTTTCCATTCTGCAGCAAATTCATCTGCATCAGGACTCGCTATCAGTGGTTTCTGATTTGTTGGTAGCTTCTTGTACATCTTGTTCCAGATATGCATCAAGCATAGGAAGCCAGTCATCAAGACGCATTGTTACTAATGCGTCTTTTCTATCGTCTTTAGTAACAGCTACTGGAATCTTTCCATTTACTTGGCAATCATTGATTGCTTGTTCAAGTGCAGCTCTAATATTGCAGCGCTTTTGTCTTTTAGCTTCTATGTGTATCTTTGGCATTTCTACGTCAGATACTTCAGCGCCACCTCCTCTGGTTTGAGCTAATCCTCTTCTAGCTTCTATAGATGTAGATTCGGTTATTATTTTAGCTAAACTTCTTTCAAAGTTTGCGCCTTTAGCTCTAGCGCCTCTTCCTCTACTTGCCATTTATCACCTTAAGCTAAGTATTAATTCTTTCAGAGAAGGACCAGTTAGCTTCTTAACTAAGTTGTATGGAACTTCTACATAGATAAAGCCTGCTTCAATTAAAGCAGTCTTTTTCATATTGTCTCTATACTTACCATTATTGAAGTCTTTTAGTGCTTCAATGTATGGTTTGTTTCCAAAGTTCTGTAAGTCGTAATGTTGCTTACCGTGAACTTCTATTATTGCCATTAATTGTTGAATGTACCAATCTACTCTATGTGCATTAGAAGAGTAGCTTGGAACTAAATCTGAAACAGGTACTTCTTGAAAGCAATTCATTCTTTTAAAGAATGAATCATTAGCAAGTATAGATCTAACATGATTGTGCAAAACAGATGCAGACTCAATTGTATTAAATTGATTCTTCCATTTTTTACCTTGCAACGTTAAATTCCTTATTAACAGAAAAGTCTAAATAACCTTTCTGTCTTAGAAAGTCTTGAGCGTCTTCAAACTCTGAATTAGATTCAATCTTCTGAAACAAAGTAGGAGAAGTGGGATCTACAGACTCTATGTATACTTGATCAGTTGGTACATGTTTAAAGCAGATGTACTCTTTAAAACCTCTAACAAAAGATACTAAGTGTAGCCAAGGGCCACCAGAAAATATCTTTGGATTAAGTACTTGTTGTGCATCATTAATTACAATGAAATGGGTACCAAAAGCATTTGTCATTTAACTCCTCCAGAACAAACAGCTTTATGCTTACATGCCCATGGGCATGGTAGTACAGGGTAGAAGTTACCTGCTTCTAAACACTTAACCATTATAGTTATTTGTTTATAGTAGGAATCATTTACACTGTTATTGTCGATAGTAAAGTAATTAAAAGTTCCTTTCTCTGTAACACCAATGATGTGAAGTTTAACTTTAGCTCTTTGAGTTTGAGTATGCTTCTCTACGTAAGGTTCAAGAACTTTCATCTTCAAGAGATTAACTGGATCATTTAGAGCTGCATGCTCTAATGCATATGGGGTAAAACATACTGCATGTATAGTTGAATTCTTCTTGCTTCTAAACAAACCAGAGACTTCTAAAGTAATAGGAGTCTTGCTTACTTTTAGTCTAAGAGTTAGCGGACCAATTACAGGATGATAAGTAGAAAAAGAAAAAAGTTTAAAGAAGGCATTAAGATGTAAGATTGTGGAATGAAGTAATCTATCTATTTGGCCTTCTAGTAATCCTTTATTCTGTGCAATAGTAGTTGTAGATTTCATGACTGCATATTCTAAATCTTTAAATGGATCATATATTTCCTTTTTTAAAGATCTAGTAATTAAGTATTCTATTGCAGACTTTAATATTGCTGTACCATCTTCATACTTTAGTTCTTCGCCGTAAGAATACAGCTTAGAACATTTGAAATAAGCTCTAAGCTGACCTTCAGTTAAACAGCTGCCTGCATTTGCTGGAATCAAAATCTACTTCCTAATGTTAAATCTATAGTAGTGGTACTATCAGTTAAATTCTTGCTGACACCAGGACCAACCCATATATCATTAAGTACGGGTAGTTCTTCTGCAAGGTTCCAGGAAGCTATATCTAAACCAATTTTAGTAGAGTCTCGATTAAACGAGACTCTTGGAGTAGCTAAATCTAAACTTGATGTTGGATGTATAAAAGGTAGACCAATTGATGCATAAACTTGAGAATCTAAGTTTTTATTTAAATCAAAAGTAAAACCCAAATAAAGATTTGGATCTATGATCTTTTTCTTTTCTACAGCTTTCTTCAATGTAACTTTAGTAGGTAGCTGGTAAGCTTTATTAGGATCAGAAGAAGAAACACCAGTTACTATAACTACAGCATCTTTCTCAGCTAATAGAATATCTGTAGTTAAACTTAAATCGTATACTTTATATAAGTACTCTTTATCTGTTGCAGTAAAGAGAGCTACTGGCATACCGTTTTCAAACTGAAAAGTATAAGATTCTATCTTGTTTTCAGGAATGCGAACAATTACAGTTTCGCCGCCTTTAATAATAGTTTCAGTTTTAGTTATGTATTTAATCTTTTCAGGAGTAGATTCATACAAGTCTATTAGCTCTTGGAGTCTATAGTTCTCATCTTCCATTGAGGATAGGAGATCATCGTAGTCGTACTCTTGATACTGAACCTTTTGGGGTTCAGTATTTAAAGTAGTTCCGCTTTGACCTCCTATCCTCTTTTGAAAGAAGATTCCAGCAACAAAAGAAAAAGTAATTAATATAATAGTAAGATTAATAGCAAAGACTATATCTTTAAACTTTTTCATATTCTGTTTCAGCTAGCTGAAGCTGCCTTTTTACTTTGCTTCTTATCTGTTGCAACAGTCTCTGTAGCTGGAGCTACAGGCTTTTTACCCCAACTGCTTTCTGCAGATGTACTTGTAGTAGCAGTAGCAGCTGCTTCTCTTTCGGCAAACAGTTGCTTAATATAAGTGCTTGCAAAGATCCGTTCCATTTCCCAGTTATTAGCTCTTGCTTCACGAATAGTTTTAACTAAATAGTTTGATGTATCCATGTAGCTTTCAGGTGTAAAATCAATTAAGTTTCTTTGCTGAAGAGTACTACGTAACTTAGCTATTGGATTTGGAAAAGGTACTTCACCACTTTCTAAATAATAGAACTTCTTATGATTAACACAGTAAATACCAAGGTCACTATCTTTCATTTGCTTATCCTAATTGAATCGCTATCGCGAGAAATGGTTGATGCTTCTACAAATGTAACTGGAGTATCTTTACTATTAGAAGAGAGCTTATGAGGTAAACCAGGAGGAATGACAAAAGCTTCTGTTGGCTCTACTACTTTAGTTACAAGTTTCTTGTCATGTATGTATTCAATAAGAAGAGATCCGTTGATAACAAGCATGGTCTCATGCTTGTTAATATGGAAGTGAAGAGAAGTACCTTGTCCTGGTTCGATATGTAAAACCTTAGCGCAATATCTTTCATCATTTGCATAGATGAGTTCCCTTCCCCAAGTTTTATCAACGATTACTGGTTCAACCTCTCCTGCTAAGAGCTGTTCTGGACCAATACAAATACCATTTAATATCTCTGGTTTATCTATATCATTCTTCATATTCATTAGCCTCTAAGTACACAATATTGTGTCCTTGTATCTTAGCAGTACCAGATTCTTTCATGTCAATATATGACTCTGCTTCTCTTAGAGCATCAAAAGATTTCTTTGGAGTCAAAGAAACAGTCTGAGGATCTAGATCAAGAATAAGCTTATCTTTAAAGCCAGATATCTTGTTCTTAGTAAAATGTAGCATAAGTCTTGGCATTATTCTACCTGCTTGATCTCTCCAGAAGATTTCAGCAAATTCTTTTCTATCATGTATGTCGTTGTATACATGAAAGATAACGTTTGGTCTGTACATCAATGCTCTTGCATCAGCAAGATCATCGTCTACAGGTAGACGCATTTTGCTCTGATCCATTGGCATATTCTTTCTGTATTCTGCAGTAGCAATCATACAACACTGATACTTTACAGTAATCAGCTTTTGCTGATTACTAATAAAAGTCATTCGTGTTGACTGATCCATATTAATATAATCCATATAGTTGTGAGTGTTGTCACAAATAAGGAGTAGCTTCTTGCCTGGATATCTTTGTCTGTAGTATCTGACATTCTTCTCAAGAACAGATAAAGTATTGCCATCTTCTGAATCAATAATAACTAGTCGTTCGCTAGTTATTAACTCTTTCATTAGAGTGTCAGCTTCGTCATACATTGACTGATATACTTCAGAGTTTTGAGGTAACTGAGAGTGAGGCTGAACAACCATACCAATAGTAAGCTTCTCGTTTCTTTGAGAAATCATTCCAAAGATATTGGTCTTTAGTCTTGGCTCAATTTGCTCATAACTGTCATCTGTTGCATGAATAATTACAATTGCATTTTCATCAGACAAAGCTACATCGCAACCCATAGAAAGAACAGTTGCTGTCTTGCCTGAGTTAGCTCTACCGCCAACATACATCAAGCAACCAGTTGTCCAGGGCATACCTCCGCTCATTGCTTCTGCAAAGTCTCTATGATGATTCATGTTGAAGGTACTCATGTTAACGTCATGATCTGAGATCATGCGTCTTTCTTGTGTAGCTTCATATCTAGAAAGCTGGTAGTTGATACCTACGCTATGCTTTCTAAACTCTTTCTCGATATTATGAATCTTAGCTTCGTGAGCAGATACGTGAGCTTGGATATTTTCTGGATCTTCTCTGACTGACTGTAGATACAGCTCTGCAGCTGAAGTTAGTTGCTCTTTACGCTTATTAAATGAATCATCTCTTAGTGCATTAACATCAGTTAAGATTGCTTGCCGACTAATACCTGTATGCTCTTGCAAAGCATTGATAAGAATTTCTCTGCGTATTGCTGCTTCTTCGGCAGCAATACTTGGAATCATTCGTTGACAGATAACATCTGGCGAATCATTTTCTGATGTCTGAGATAGCTGCCATTCAAAAGCAGTTTTTCTTTCTAGCTCTAAGAAAGGTCTATCATTTTTATCTTCTACATTCTTTAAGAACTCATCTGGATCAGTTGCTGTAGAGTTATCTGGCTTACCAACAACACTTACAGATACACCACTAGTAGCACCTATGACTGTTTCAAGTATTCTTTGCGTTGCTAAGATACCTGGATTATCCCAGTCCAAGCACAAGAATATTTTTCTTATACCAAGAGATTTAAGAATAACAATATGCTTTTCTGTTAATGCTGTGCCGCAAACAGCAGCAGCATTTTTTACACCTGTTCTGTAAAGCTGAGCTAGGTCTCCTGGACCTTCTACAATATACAAACCATTTGTCTTGGCTTCACCAGCTTTAATTGCTGTATCAAGACCAAGTAAAGTTTCTCCTTTAGTATAAAGAGAAGACTCTGGAGAGTTAATATATTTTGCTTTACCATTAGGATTTATTGGTCTAGAAACAAAACCTATTGGATGACCATACGGGTCATTGATAATAAAAGTAATTGCTTGTTCTGAGAACAAAGAAATATATCTTGTTTTAATTGCTCCAGAAAGAGTTACCTCTTCTGCAGTCCAACCTTTCTGTACTAATTTAGAAATTAGTACATCTTCATCTATAGAATAGGCAGGGAGTAAATCTTGCTGCCAATTTCTTTGAGAAACATAAGGATTGGTCTGGGATTCAACAGAGAGAATATCTTTAGTATCTTGCAAGAGTCTTTTTAATTTAATCTTCTCTCTATCAGCAGGAGAAGGTTCTCCAAGTGAAACGCTAATTCCAAGCGTTTCACATAATGAAGGTACAGTAACTTGTAGCCAGTCACCACCATTAGAAGGAAGCCCTTCAATGACTGCAGCTGCTGCAAAGATATCTCCGTGCCATCCACAGGAAAAGCACTTGATTGTCTCTTCATTAGTTTTAGGATTGAAGTGCATACTTGGATCACTATCGTGATGAACAAAGCATTGCATCTTCTTTGCATTAGAACGGACACCTTTCTTTATAACAAGATAATCTCTGAGTTTGGAGCGTAAAACAGAGATTGTTTCTTCTAGATTAGTAATGTACATTTTTACCCTAATGTATGTTTAGTTATAGATGTATACGGCTGTGATATAACATCTTGGCAGCACTCTATTGCAAAGAGTCCTGCTTCTCTTAGTAGAGACTCGAAATTGTCTTCACTAGAATTAAAGTGCTTATGAATGTAAGCACTAATTGCTGCTACAAAAGTGTCTCCTGCACCACAAGTAGAAATTATTTTTGTTTGTGGAACAGGAAGAGTAAATATTACTGTTTTATCTTTAACATTTATTATCTTAACTGGTTCTGAACCATTAGTATGAAAAACATAATGAAAGTTCTTAGCCCAGAAATCAGTATATTCTTTACCTGTAGCGTGCCATATCTTAATACCAGAACCTATTATATCTAAGTCTAAACTTCTCTTTTTACTATCTACAATAACAACATCTGCTGTTAACGAATTACTACAACTTAAAAGTGAACCACGACAATAATCTGAAAGAACTAGAGTTTTTATTTTTAAATCTTCCAGTAAATAAGTATCTACTGGAAGGTAATTGTTATACTTTGAATTTATTTTAATTAAAGTGTTGCTTGGTAGAAACAAAGATTTTGAATACTTACCATAATCAGTTCTTCCAGAAACTAAATTAGTAAAGAACAGTTCTAGTTCAGAACTGTTTACAAGTAAATCTAAAACAGGATCTAGATAATAAGCATTCCCAGAGATACTTGTAATGTTTGCAAAAACATTTAAAGCACCTCCGGGAAATATCTTGATATCACTGCTATCTTTTACAGAGTAACAATCAATGATTGGGTCACCCAAACAAAAGATTTTATCTTTACTTAGTTCCGTGAGGCGTTCCTTCAATCCAGCCTGATGCAGTAATTCTTTTAAAGATAACATTGTAAGGATTCATCTCTCTCATAGAAGTATATCCAGCATAACTAATTGCAGACTGCATGCCTCCAATGTATTTACAGACTACATCTTCAACTGAACATGTAGGTTTAATTAGAGGTCCTGTTGCCCCTTCGGGGCAAGAAGATGTCTTACCAAGAATACTTTTCTGAAAGCTGGCAGAAGCTTGACCTCTATAGTTTTTAAATAACTTATCAAACTTAGGATCAAGCTCCCAGCCATCAGACTCATGAGTTGTGCTGAATTCATTACCCAACATAACCGCATTAGCACCAGCGGCAATGTATTTAACTGCATCTCCAGGATTTTTAATACCACCATCAGCTATCAGGATAGCATCTTGTCTCATACCTACTTCTTCAAGTGCACTATTAATTGAATACACTGCAGTTAGATTTGGCAATCCAAACCCTGTCATTAGTCTTGTAGTACAAGCAGCTCCAGGTCCTACACCAATACGAAGATGAGTGCAGCCGCTATACAAGCTAGCAAGAGCTCCTTGTGGAGTGCATATGCTACCTGACATGATTCCATCAACATAGCTAAGGGATCTTAGCTTCTTGATGTAGTCATAAACATATAAGCTATCTCCATGAGCAACATCTACACAGAGATTTATCTTATTAATTAAGCTAGCATTCTTTTCTAAAATATCTAAATGCTTAGAATCATTTAAGCCTATAGCAAACCAAACATTTGATGGACAACCATTTCCTATCCACCAAGCAAAAGTATCTTCCCAGCTTTGAGTAAATCTACAAACTACTGGAAACTGATTTAATCTTACCATTTCTTTTGTTAAGGCTAAACCAGTAACAGTATCCATAGGAGCAGAGAATATAAATGGATCTACAATTGCTTTTGAACGTGAATTTAGTACCCCAGTACCAGGATATAAAGTTACGTCGTTAGTGGTTAAATAATCTGAAAACAGCTGATCATTCTTAGACCTAATTGTTAAGGTCTTTTGGTTTTCAAATAACATTCGTTCTCCATGATTGGAACATTAATTGTTTCCCAACCAGAATCAGTTAAGATACTTTCGTGAATTTCTGCTTTGTAAGTTATGCTTCTATGATTTGATTTAGAAACTACTAATGTTTCTATATGATCAACCAATATATCTGCTGCATCTTTAATACGAATGTAAGGGCCTAATACATTAAGATTCTTATTAATCCAGACTTTTACAAAGAAGTAGCTGTCAGGCATTAGATCTCCTTTGGATTTAATTCTGAGTCGTAACAAATATCCTTAAAGTTGCAGAAGCGACATTGCCAGTCTCCCTTTTCTACTCTTTTAACAACTCTGGTTTTGCCTTCTTCGAGTTGAGCTTTTCTCTTCTCGTGTTGAGCAGCATCCATTTTGCCAAGCTCTCCTCTTTGATAGAGAGCTTCTATTTTCTCGTCAGAGTAGTTAGCTTCAAAGTCTCTCTTTGGAACGATTCCACCATTTAAACAATCAGAGACATACTTATAGTTTTCTAATACATTTTCTATTGTAATGTCTGTAATTGTAGTAGAAGTCGTAGTAGGAGAGATTCCACTATAAGCAATATGGTGTAAACCATCTTCACATAGTGGAGTTGTAATCTCGTATTCTGCGTAACGACCAGTATCTCTTGCACCATACACTAAAGATGAAGCTTCGAATCTATCATCTTTGGAAGCATACCAATAATCGTAAATACCAATCTGCATCAAATGGCTTTCTTTAGGTGTGCCCAAAGAGCCGTTTTTGCGGTCTCCTGGAGTGCCTAGAACTGCGTTAGCATTGAAGCCATATACTGACTTGAACTCAACTGCCTTGAGCTTAGAAGTGAAAGGATTGACCGTCACAAGGTCAATCTTTCCAGAGACACTATGACTTGGAATGTATATTGCTACTTGATCTGCAATATAAACTCCTGACCTTTTAGCAAGATCAATCTGCATCTCTTCGTAAAGCTCGCCTGCTTTCCATATCCATCTTAGATACGGGTCAGTAGGAGTAGAGAACCTATGTATGGTTTCTACCAAAGGTGCATAGAAACCATACTTTTCATTATCGTAATTGTACCAGTCTAATACCAATCTGAAGAATGCTTGTCTTCTACATTTGCCAACTACTTCTTCTTCACCGTGCTCATTTTTAATTATTGCAGTGGCTTCTGAAGGCCACTGCGTTGGTTCCTTTTGTTCTCCAAGTTTAGGTTTAGCTAAGTGTTCGGTGACATGAGTGATAAAAGACCAAGCCAAAATTTACTCCATTAAATCAATTTCAGATATTTTAGAGAGCTGCTCTTTAAACTCTTGGGCTAGCTCTGTACCTAATTCAGTTTTACTAAACTGTTTAATCTCTTCGTATCTATTCTTAGCCCACTCTTCATACTTATCTAACTGTAAGTCTATTCCAGCAGCAGTCAATACTTCTGCATAGTATTCTACAATTAAGCCAAGATGTAGAATTTGACTATTAGCAAAGTCAGCTTTCATTGATATGTTTCGAAGAGTCTCGATTAGTTCTTTATCATTTAGTTTAGTAGTCATAGTATTGCCTTTTTAGGTGGAAGTTGACTGCCAAGAAATACAGCTACACTCTTGTTGAAGTCTGTATTACCTTCTTCATCTTGATATATCACTGCATAGCCATTCATTGCATGAGGAAACTGTAAGTCTGCTCTATGCTGATAAGGCATACGAGAAGCCATTGCTCCTTGTTCTATTAGAAGTTTGTTCATAACAACACCCTTATAAGAGCGATGTGTATGGCCTACTACTATTGAATCAAAAGCATCACTACCCATTCTCTTAGAGAAGTAATCACAAAGCTTAACGGCGGTTTGGCCGGGCCAACCGCCATAGTAAGCATCTGGATGAGCAAAGATAGTTTTACCTACCCTCACATACCAAGAGTCATACTTTTGATAAACAACGTTATCAAAATTTAACTTTGCTATTAGATCTCCTGATTCATCTAAAGCTTCTCCATTAGCTATTCTGGCAAGTAAGTCTGGACGAAGTACTTGAGTGGCTTCTGTCTCAAACTCTTTCTTAGCTAAAGTTCTAGCAGGTCTATCGTCATGGTTACCTCTTACGATGATAACAAGATTAAAAGACTCTGAGAGTCTTTTAACTAACTCAAAGGCTGCCATGTACTCTTTAAGAGCTGCAATTCGTTTAGCTTTCGAATAAGTAGAGAAGATATAACCGTCAAGAATGTCTCCATTCAAAACAACGATATCTGCATCTTTATGTAACTTAATGGCTTTATCTATTTCATCTGTTAAAGCAAATGGAAAGTGAATATCACTTAAGCAAAGTATCTTTCTGCTTGGATTCTCTACGATACCAGTAGTTAAAGCTTCAGAGTCCATAAGATACTCTTTCTGCATTAACTTTATTTGCTCCCATCTTGATGCATATGGATCAGCATATTCAGTTACTGATGTAATTGAATCTCGATTACATTTCTTTCTTATAGCTTCTGTAGATCTTTTGACTAGATGACCTGGTAGGCTCCTTGCATGTCTTCTGTCAAACTCTTCTGCTATTTCATCATAGTCATTTGTTTTAATAAGAAGACGTAATAAATGTTCTTCTTCTGGGGACCATTTACTCATTAGGGCTCCTAACTAATTTTAAATTGAAAGCTACAAGTTTTATTGGGTCTTCGTTTTCCACCTTGCACTCAATATCAGAAATCAAACATCCAGGAACAATATTCAAGGCAGATAGTTTAGTCCAGAGACTTGCAAATATTGTAAGTTCAGCAGTTGCAGTAGAATCGTCTATTTCCAAGAAGGCCATCTTCTGTCCTGACTTGGTAGAGATTACTTTAATGCTATTTACAATACCGCAAAGACTTGGCCTTTGACCAATATAACAATCTTCTATCTTGTCATAACCGGAGCCTATCATAGCTGCTGGATGTGATCCAATATAACAGCCAATATAATGAGCTTGCTCCATTATTTGTGACAAATCTAAAGGAACACTTTTAGTTCTAACTAGTTCTGGTTTAACTGGTTCTTCTTTTATCTTAAGAGCTGGAAGTCTTTTAATTTGCATCTCTTCTATTTCTGTCAATTGAGAAGATGCTTCTTCAAACCTTGCAGACAAAGCAACTGTAGTACCAGACTTCTTGATTTCCTTTTCTATTGCTTTTACTTCTTTTCTTAGATTATCTCTTTTTTCAATCAATGCATTTGCTTGTTCGTTATAAGCATCTCGTTCTTTTATTTCAGTTAATCTAAGATTATATTCTTGTATATCTCTAACGTAATCATAAAGTAATTGAGACTTTAGTACGAGTTCACTTCTAATGTAACCCATTTTGTCAAAAGCGCCAGATTTAATTAAGCTAACAAAAGTTTTAATTGTTACTTTGTTTCCGTTAACTCTAAATAAGAAATCGAAGATATCTTTATAAGGAGTCCGGCCTCTTGTCTTTACAATAGATTTGGCGGCAGTACCACCTACATCTCTAATTGCATTAAGACCAAAATAAATCTCTCCATCTTTCATTGAAAACTCTAAGTCAGAGCCATTAACTGATGGTGGATTTATTTCTACGTCAAAGTACTTTGCTTCATTAATGTATTCTGGAGCTTTGCAAGCCCAATCTTTAGGTTGTAAAGATTGGGATCTAACAGTCATTAGCGCACAAAAGAATTCAGTAGAATAGTTCGCTTTCAAATATGCTGTTGCATAAGTGATTATTGAGTAAGCTACGCTATGACTCTTATTAAAACAATAGTCTGCGAAACCTAGTAGTTCTTCCCAAAGAGTTTTAGCATAATCTTGTTTTAGTCCAGATAATTTAATAGAGCCTTGAATGAATTGTTCTTCATAAGCAGATAGAACATCTTTGTCTTTCTTGCCCATTGCTCTTCGAATATCATCTGACTCTTTCATTGTAAAGCCAGCTAACTTAGAAAAGATCTCCATAACTTGTTCTTGATAAACAAGAGTCCAATAAGTATCTTTAAGTAAGTCAGCAACAACTTTCGGAAGTTCTTCAGGTGGACAGTTATTGTTCTTATTAGTAATGTATTGTTCATCAAGACCAGCTTGAGCTGGTCCAGGTCTATTCAGTGCACTGATATCACTAATATGAGGAATGCTTTGAGGCTTGATTCTCTGTATTAGATCTTTTGCTTTACCTGAAGTTTCTACTTGAAACAATCCAGTCAAGTAGCCGCTATTCATAGCGGCATATGCTTTGGGATCTCCATCAGGTAGCTGCCATGGATTAATTGTAAGGTTTCTTTTCTCTTTTATAAGTCTTATGCACTCTTTGATAATCGACAAGGTATCAATAGATAAGAAGTCAAACTTAATAAGACCTAAATCTTCTACTTCCTTCTTGTCAAACTGAGTGATGAAATCAGCTTTACTATTCTTCCATACAGGAACTACATCGTAAATGGGGAAGTCGGAGATGACAATACCTGCTGCATGTATACCAAAGTTCGAAATCATATCTTCTAGCTTAGTAGCAGAAGAATAAAAAGGTTCGAAGTTTTTAAACTCTGGCTCTTTGGTTACAATCTCTTCAATTGTAGATTCTTTACCAAACTTAGCTGGGGGGATCATTTTAAGAAGATCCCCCATATCTTTTGAAGAGCCTTCAGTTACTCTGTAGTAGGACTTAACTAAAGACTTAGGCTTAAAAGTACCATGAGTGATAATGTTAGCAACTTGAGTTCGTCCCCATTTTTGCACGACCCACTCTATTGCTTTCTCTCTTTCTAATGCATCGAAATCTATATCAACATCTGGAGGGCTGCCTCCGATAGTATCAGATCTTCCTTGAACAAAATTGAACTGATCTGTAAGACCAGTAAGATATAAAATTATACTATTATATGGATTATCCATTTTAGATAATCCAGTTGAACTCTTGTTAAGTAATGATAGTATAATGCTTTTATCTTTAGAAGATATCATATCTTCTTCAAATTCAAGAAAGTCTACATCTACTTGTTTGTATCTTTCAGGTATATAGAAAGCTTTAATATCTTCCATATTAAATTCCAAGGTGTTGTTATGAGTATTATTGAGAATGGTAAGTTTATACCTAGAACTTTAACTGATTTAGGAATAACAGATGGTGCTGCAGATGAAGTTCTGCTTACAGATGGAGCAGGTAACTTTAGTTTCGGTACAGTAATTGCTTCTGAAGAAGCACAAAGAATTGTCTTTAATGCTAATGCAGGTGAAGCACTTGTACTTGGAGATCCAGTTTACATTTCAGGTGTAAGTGGAAGTAAACCTGTTGTAAGTAAGGCTGATTGTACTAACGCAGCTAAGATGCCTGCATTTGGTGTAGCCGGAAACTCTGCTAGTTTAGGTAGCAATGTAGAAGTAGTTACTTTTGGAACACTACATAATATTGATACAAGTACTCCTGGATGGGCTTTAAATAATAGTTTATATGTAGGTGCATCTGGCTTACAGACAAGTAAGCCAGCTGGTGAATCTTCTCTTGTACAAAACTTAGCTAAAGTACAAAGGGTTCATGCAAGTAATGGTTCTATCAAAATTGGTGGCGCCGGTCGTACTAATGATGTACCTAATCTTAATAAAGGTAACATCTTTATAGGCAATGCATCTAATTTACCATCTGTAGAGTCATTAGATACTTTAGTATCAACAATGGCTGATACTAAAAATTGGACAGTTAATGTTGAAAGAATAGAATTACCAGAAGCACCAGGAATTACAATAGAATATATAGGTTGGTATCCTTTCAAAACAGAACTTGTCTCTGCAGGTATATACTGTGATGTAGTAAATACTGTTGGTAGCTTACAGCTAGATATTCAAAATGTAGCTGCTGGAGTAAGTAGCTTACCTGTAGCTTTTGATATGAACAGTTTAACTGCTAACACCGTTACCAATATTCCTCTTAGTGCAGTATTATCTTCCAAGCAGTATCTTACAAATAATACCTGGAAGATAACACTTGCATCTAATAACGTAGGAATGAATGGTTCAGGCTTTTATCTAGTATTGGGTTTTAAACCAATACCTTAGTCTTTAAGATTAGCTTCTACTTGAGCATACATTTCATCATTAAAGATTAGTGGTTGAGCAGCTCTTCCGATATTCAGGAATCTCTCAAACACTAGTCCGTATTTAATTGGATCAAAGTTAGTTATTTCTAAGGCGTAAGCTACTAAGCTTCCGCCACTACTACCTCTTCCTGGACCAACTTCTACACCAGAGTCTCTTGCACCTTTTAGAAATTCCCAAACAATCAGCATATAATCAGAGAAGCCTATCTTCTTAATTACTTTTAACTCATAATCTAGTCTTTCTCTGTACTCTTTGGGAGGCATAGTACCAAACCTTTCATATAGCTTTTGTTTAGCTAATATTTCTAAATGTTCAGAACTATTCATGCCTTCATATAGGTCTTTGAATTGAGGATATCTATTCTTTCTATCAGAGAAATAATCTTTACTATTAACCATATTTGCTAAAGCAGCAGTGTTACTTATTGCATCGTAAGGTATTCCTGCTTCTTGAGCTCTTTGCCACATCCAGTCATGGCTTGCTACGTGTACGTCTATATCTCCAAATGTAAATCTCTTTTCATCAGAAAGAGTACTTTTGGTTTGCATACACAAAGCAATCTCATGTAAAGCTTTATCTACTGGATGAGTGTAGTGACAATCATTCGTTAGAATGATTGGATAGTTATTTCTGTTAGCTATATCTAATAGTACTTGATTAACTTTCTTTTGATCTTCCATCTCATGTAGCTGCAGTTCAATTAAGAACTTCTTATTAAATAAAGCTGCATGATGATGAATTAGCTTCTCAGCTTCTGACGCTTTACCATTTAGGATAAGTTGTGAAGCGCGACTTCCTAGGCAAGAGGAAGTCGCACAGAGACCTTCAGATAAGTCGCCAAGCAGAGCATCATCTATTCTTGGCTTTCTATACATACCTTCAGTGTAAGCTAAAGAAGAAAGCTTAAATAGATTTTTAAGACCAGTGTTATTAAGAGCAATCAAAACAAGATGATAATAAGACTCACCTAAGTCATCTACTTCTTTAACAGATCTATCTTGTACAGTATAGTAAGATTCCATTCCTATGATTGGTTTGACGCCATCTTTCTTGCATTGCTTGTAGAAAGAGTAGCTACCAGAAACGTTGCCATGATCTGTCATGGCAACTGCTTCTTGACCAATACTTTTAATATATTTAGGCAAGTAATTTATTCTATTTATACCATCTAAGAGTGAGTATTCAGTATGGAGATGTAAATGGACAAAGGGGTTCGTTGTCATTAACTTCCTATTTATTGTTTATCGAAACAGATTTTACAAGTAGTGTTGATAAATCTAAGCGGCCAAGAAGGAAAGTCAATACCCTCTGCTAAACACAATTCGCTTTTAGCGTAATACTTGTTGCATATGTCACAAAGACCATGAGTTATTAAGTAGTTGTGACTGCCGGATTCCAATACCTCAAATAACTTTTGTTCTGTTACTGGGCAAGTATCTTGAATAGAAGACATTGTTTCTAGCTCCTCTTGGTTACTAGAGGCTAGAAGCTTATCAAACTTATTTAAAATACTTAAAGCTTCATCTATATTCTCGAATGTAGCTTTATTCGTCAGCTGTATTCTGTTCTTCAGGCTCGTCAGCATCTGGAGATCCACCTTGTATAGTGGATTTTGCTCTGCATGCTTCTGAAATACGCTTATACAACTGTTCATCTGATCTAATAGCTTCTTGTGCTCCAACTTTTCCTCCTGTGCACATAGTAGTTTCATCTTGTCCTGGTATAGCTAGCTTAACTGCTGAACCTGCAAATCTAATAATTCCAAGAGCTTTAGCAAAAGAAATTAAGTCTCCATAGGGATCTATACCTTGACCCGCAATGAATTCAAACTCAGCAGAATCAGAAGTTCTAGGAGCTAGCTTATTCTTAATAACTTTTACTTTCATATCTAAGATATTAGGTGCTGTTGCAGAGGGCTTAGAGGTTACTCTAAGTCTCAAAGACGCATAGTAGGGCAAAGCATTACCGCCGCTAGTTGTCTCTGGATTTCCATACATGACGCCAATCTTCATACGTATCTGATTGATAAAAATGTAACAAACCTTACTATCTACGCACACCTTAGAAAGTGTGCGTAGTGACTTACTCATTATTCTAGGTAAGTCGCCAACACCCATTTCGTTCATTGAACGATTAGTCTCTTTCTCTGTTTGAGCTGCATCTACAGAGTCAAAGACAACAAGACCAACGGCTCCGCTTTTACCAAGATCAACCGCAATCTGCAAAGCTTCTTCTGCAGTATCAGGGTAACAGAAGATTACTTTGCTTGCATCAATACCCATAGACTTAATCAAATCAAGACTTGTGGTTCTTTCTAAGTCAATGAATACGGGCGGCCTTTGATAACCTTTGTTCTGTAGATACTGTCTCATAAATTGCAGAGCAAGAGAAGTCTTACCTGCACTTTCTGGACCGAAGATTTCTATGATGCGATCTGTCGGGAAACCATTTACACCAATTGTACAATCTAAAGAAGTACTACCTGTGGTAACAGTGTCACAGGCAACAATTTGAGGACCCATAGACATAATTGAATCTCTTCCAAACTTCTTTGCAAGAGCTCTAGCAATTACATCAATCTCTGCAATACCAGTAATGTTTTTAGCCATGTTTAATTCCTACTTTTAAGATTGATTGTCTTCTGGTTCATCTATATCTGGATTAAATATTTCAAAAGACACTTTGCCTTCAGCAACTGCGTCTCTTATTCTTCTTTGTACTTTATTCATTTTAGAGGAACCTGTCTTTATATCTAATAAGACTATTCCTCTAATCTCATTACTTACCCCTTGATTTACATCTGTTAATCCATCAATTATTAAATAATCTACTGGATCGCCAATATGTCTGAAATCAGTAGGGTTGTATTTCTCTTGTAAGAATGGCGCAAAGTTTTCTACAGTAAAGCCTCTAGAAATCTTTTCACTCTTCTTTAGAGTATCGCTTCTAATCTTAGCTACTTCGTTCTTATAGAAAAGTTCTTTGTATTTTTCTTCACGTTCAGCTATTTCTTGTCTATATCTATTAAGCTCTTCATCAAGCTTAAGCTTATATTCTGTTTCAAGACTTGCAGCATAAAGACTGCATTCTTTTTCAGTTTTTGTTTTAATGTCTTGATATGAAGCTTTATGTTGTGAAATCATGTGTATAATAAACATGGTTTCTAAGAATACCATCAAGGATAAAAATAATAGCAATGTCACCTCTTAAAGAAACTGAAGTATTAGTTACTGGAACTTTTAATATCATGCACGCTGGGCATGTAAGATTATTTGAGTTTGCTGCTAGGTATGGAAAAGTAACGGTAGGCATAAATGCAGATCCGTACTTAATTAAAAAGTACGGAGATAAAGCAGTTCAGCTTGTAGATAGAAGCTATGTCTTGAACTCTTGTAAATATATAGACAACGTAGTTGTCTTTTTAGAAGATGACCCAAGTAAATTAATCTTAAGATTAAGACCAAAGATTTATATAAAGGGGCCGGACTACAGCGAGGAAACGCTCCCGGAACTACCTGCTGTAAAGCAGGTAGGTTCCAGGCTAATAATTCACAGAGCAGATAAAGAATATAACTCTAGTGAACTAATAGAAACGTTGCCTCAAGATGCTTTTAAGAAAGCGCTTAAATATCTTTAAGTAATTCTAAGACAACAATTGAGTCTTTGCGTAAGTCTTCAGCAAACTGAAAAGTAACTGAAGTCTCCGAAGGCTCAATAGAGTAGTCACTACCATGCATTAGTAGAATGCCATCAAGATGAACTTTGACGCATTCATTTACAGATGCTGGGGTTAACTCATCTTTAATTGTAAACGCAAAGAACTTACCGTCAACCCTGTATCTAGAAAAAGAAGTGCTAACGGAAAGAACTTCTGTTTTCCATACGTTGGGTGGAGTCTTCTTATTTAACTGAGTCAAAATATCTTTAGTTTCTTTTTGGAAATCTTTCAAAAGATTAGAAAGGTTAGTTATTCTTTCTAGAGAAATATCCACTTGACTCTTAAGATGATCTTGAGAGTTCTTATTCATCTTCATTAATTTAGTTATGGTTTCAATTGCTTCGTCATAACGATTAACCAAAGTTTGAACCATTTCTACTGCCTCTGTACTTTTGACATACAGAGTTAGCTTTTTAGAAACTAGATCTGAAGTTTGTTTAGACATAAGGTTAAATAAGTTGTTAGATATTTTAGTCTTGGCAGTTTCAAGATTAAATTTCATAACAATGATATCCATAATAAAGTAAGTTTATTTAGTTCAACTAAACTTGTCTTAAGCAAGTCCTTATCATTATCTCTAAGAGCAGTATTTATATTTACGAATAATACATAAAGTGCCTTAGTGAAAGAAGCTTTATCAGTCTTTAATTCTTTTTCGTAATTCTTTGCTTTAGTCTTCTGAGCAAGAAGCAAGAACTCTCCAGTAGGAAATGGACTTGAGTCTCTAAGAGACTTCTCCCATGCACTGGGTAGTGTTCTTGTAGAAAGGTTTACTAATATCTTTTTTAACATAGTATCCTCTGTAACTTCTATAAATAGAAAGGGGCTACCCCTTTTGAGGGTAGCCCCCAGTAATTAATTACTTAATTACTTAAGCTATTACTAGCTGAGGGTTGGGGCGGTTGCTGACTCGAGGTACTCGAATACAACAACGTCAGCTGCATCAACCATGCTTGAAGCAAAGACAACTTTGCCAGTGCTTGGATCTGCAGAGAAGTCGCCAGTGATACCGCCGCCAGTTGCAACAAGCTTCTGGCCGTTGAGGTACATGCTTACAGCACTCTTTAGCTGTTTGTTGGTTAGATTAGGAGTCCACTCTTTGTCGGCGCCGTTAACAGTAAAGCTACCGGAGTTACCAGCAAGCTGGAAGCTCTTAACTTTGATGCCATCGGCAAAGCCTTTAACTAGAGTGTCTTGGCTTAGACGAGTAGCAGCTTCAGCGGTAACTGCTGCTTCACGAGCAGCCTGCTCAGCGTCGATGTTGTCCTGTAGAACGCCCTCTGCAGCCATTGCACGAGCTTCCTCTGCATCAATGTTACCCTGTAGGGTTGCATCGGCAGCGGCAAACTCGGAACGGATTGCAGCGCGATCAGCAGCAGCATCGCTAGAAAGAGTAGTGATTGAAGTTTGTAGATCACCGTCAGCAGCCTGGAAAGCAGCTACGATCTCGGTTAGAGAATCGAGAGCAGCTGGATCGACGTTGCTGAGAATGTTGTCAATTTGGCTCTGGAGGTTGTCGTCTGCGGATTCGCGAGCAGAAGTCTCGGCTGCAACAGCAGCCTCGAGATCTGCAACTTCACCGTCAAACTTGGTCTCAATACGACCCTCTTCGCCAATTGCACGAGCTTCCTCAGCGTCTACATCTGCAATACGAGCAGCTGTCTCGGCTGCTAGATCTGCAGCGAGGACACCTTCTGCAGCAAGAGCACGGGCCTCTTCTGCGTCGATGTTGCCTTGTAGAGTAGCGTCATCGGCAGCACGAGTGGCTGCCTCTGCAGCTAGGTCTGCAGCAAGAACGCCTTCAGCGGCAAGAGCGCGAGCTGCTTCTTCGGCAACTTCGCCCTCAACGTATGATACGATATCGAGCTGCTTTAGTTTGAGTTGTTTTACGAGTGCCATGGTATTATCCTGTTACAAGTTATAGATTGGTTGATTAATATAATGTAGGATCACTACATCGGTAGTCTCTGGTGCCTCTATTAGAGACACAGAGTTAGTTTCTTTATCAAAAGTAAAGTCCATATTCATGCCGAGTAACTGTCCATTCAAGGACAACATAACTACATCGCCATAAATCTTTTCTTGCAAAGTAAAGGTGGTAGTGGTGCCATCAAGTCTAGGTGTCAGATCTATTCTTGCTAGAGTTCCAAGAGATATTTCATGAACAACTTCACCATTGGATGAAGCACAACAGATTGGATTTTCCGGAACAGTTCGATACTTCGAACTACTTCCCTCTACTGAGCATACATTATCATTGTTTACATTTTCTATGTCAAGTTGATACCAAATCTTTTTATTTCCACTTTTAACGTTTAGCCATATATAGATTGGAAGCAGAGTTTTATTAGAAAAATTATTTTCTTGTACAGTTGTGCCGCGAGAGGCAGCAGTCTGATGTTGCTCTGCTATCTTTTCTAAAGATACAGCTTCTTCCTTGTATTCATTATACTCTGATATTTTTCCATTTATTTTTGATAGAGAAGCTTGTGCTCTTTTTAAAGAAATTATTTGATTAATAATTGAGACTGCTTCTTGATGATCTTGAGATGTAAAAGAAGAATATACTTTATAAAATTCTTTCAACTTAGAAAAGTACTTTAAATAAATGGCTTTACCAGTAGAAGTATAAACAAAGTTTTGATCAGGATCTGTAGGCGTTTCAGTTGGTAGTGGAACTTTGTAATACAAGTTCTCTTTTGAATCTAAGAACATCACTTCTGTATCTATATTAGAGTACATAAGAAAGATATTCTTTGTGCTGAATACATTTGAAGTAGCAAAAGCTAAATCAAAAGTAGCCGCGCCTTGTTCAACGCCTGCTCTAACTCTTTTAATGATTCCTTCTTGTGGAACTAAAAACTCTTTTACAGTCCAACCAGAATCAACAACTGTCTCACTATTGATAGAATAGTAAGTAGGAATGTCGGCTCCCAATGTAGACATGTTAAGCACCTATAAAGCATGAGTTCATCTTTAGTAATTTAAAGATAGAACCACTAAGCTTGTTTAAAGATGCTAAAGGTATTTTAATATCTTCGTGAAAACAAACTATCTTTAAGCAAAGTAAAAGAAAGTTTTCTTGATTCTCTGTTGTGCGTAAACTTTTATTGATTGACAAAGTCTTGTTATCAAAGTCTACGCCAAACTCTCTTGCAGTTTCTGTATGTCTAACTTGATAGACATTACCTTCATATTGAACTGTACTTGGTATAGAAATAGTATTCACTAGCTTATTATCCCAAAATGTTTTTGCAAGAGTTACTACATGATTACGTATTTTACGAGCTTCTACTCTATCATCATCCATTAGTTTGTGAATGAATTCTGAAAAATCCATAGGATCGTCATCATCGTCACAAAGATACATGAATGTATATGTTTCATCAAAGAACATATTTACTGAAGATTCAAAAGCTTCTTGCATATACTTCTTTTTTCTTGAAGCAGGATGCTGTAGTTTTACATAATCATCAATAGCTTGATCAAGAATTGCTCTCATTAGCCTTCTTAAATCAAGCTCGTTAGAACCAAAGTCTAGTTCTATGTTCATATTCCAGTGCTACCCATTGCTCCATCTTTTCTATTAGAAATAGTTAATGGAACATTGTATAGGTTATCTTCTGGAACAAGCATTGGTATAAAAGGAACAATTGGTACAAGTACTACTTGAGCAATCTTTTGACCGCGAGTAATTACTTGATCAGCGTCACCAATGTTATGAAGATCAATAAAAAGTTCGCCATTGTAGCCAGAGTCTACAATGTGTGCGCCAACAACTAAGTTATATTTGCTAGCAACACTACTCCTGTTACATACCATAAGCATATAGCCGTGTGGTATCTCAAACTTCAGACCAGTTCTTAATACTTTGTTTGAGTTTCTAGAAATAAGAATTTCATCTATATCTTCTGCACAAAAGATATCCAGTCCAGCATCTGATGGATTGGCTCTTATAGGAGTTTTGACAGGTATAATTTCTGAATACTTAAGAATCATAATTTAATCTCGCAGGCTCCACCATCACAATAGTTGTCATCTTTTTCATGTGTGTTGAAGTTGAGTATTAAAGGTTTAATATTCTGAATCATAGCTTCGTATTGCTCTTTAGTTATTTCAATGTAAGGAGCTTGTACGTAACCGTGCTCTACTAGAGGTAGTAGAGAGATAGACTTAAGCTTGTCCTCGAAAGATTCAAGACATAGTTTAATCTGACTCTCTTCCTCTTTTTTAAATGTTACAGTAACTGATACTTGGTTGTCTGCCCAATAAGCTTGAAGATCTGCAGCGTCTTTAAACTGTTGCCAGATACTTACATCTTTTTTGGAAGCAGAGAAGTTTTCTTCTTTTACTGGAAAAGATACAACCATAGTATTGCCAGCATAAACATACTTCTCTACTTGGTATCCTGCATCAATACAGGCCTGAACAAGTGGACTTGTTTCTTGAACTGTAATGTTACGAATATAATATTCACTATGTGGATGATGAATACCTGCTGAAGCTCCACAAAGAAGACTTACTGTTCCACTTGGTTTAACAGAAGTAGTCTTAATGCTTCTTGGTACAGCTAACCATTCTGAATAAGAGAGATCTAGATTCTGAATTCTTTTGTAACCTGCATCACAGAAATCATTTAAGAATGTTCTTCTACCAAACTTAATTATTGCTTGCTGAATACCAGTTTGAGAGCAACCGATTCTACGATTTCTCATCATGGTTCTGTTTGTACGTTCATCGTGAGTAGGTATTAAAGTAACTGTCTTAGCATAAAGATATGCATACTTAAGAGTAGTTAAATAATCTTCTGCACTTGAGTGATTAGCAGGGAATGTTTCTACTAGACAGCAAAGTTCTCTATCTTCAAGTGTTTGCTCAGCGCATGGATTACAACCTGCAGCTCTGTAATCTTTCTCATCTTTAGGATCATTCATTCTTGAATAATCTTTCATAGCAGCTAGCCAGATAATACCTGGCTCACCATTTTTAGCTAAAGATTCTGCAACCTTTGTGTAGTCCATACCTATTTGACCAAAGATGGAGTTATTACTTGCCCATCTATGAGTACGTAAAGGATGGTTTTCAATTAAGTGTTTTAGCTCTTCTATTCTTTCTTCCTTGCCTTCAAAAGTATCTTCTGAAGAAGTTAAAGAATAAAGTTCAGATGACCAGTTGTTAAGATCAGTTGGATCTTTTAGATTCCTGAAGTTTTCGTCTTTCCAGTCACCAAACATAATCTCTGCAGTACGGCGTACACCGCCGGCAACTACACAAGCTCCTACTAGATTGTGAATATCAACAATCATAGAAGAAGTAATAGGAGTAGGCGCCTGAACTTCTAATACTTTGCAGATAGAATCAATCATCTTAACAAGAGGACCAGGTCCAGAGGCTATACCGCCAAAACCTTTAATGATAGCGCCAAGAGGTCTGACCTTAGAATAATCAATTATTCTAGGAAGAATACCCTTACCTATATGTGCATCAAGTACTACTCTAAGAAGAGCGCACCAACCTTCTCTTGAATCTTCTACAACAAAAGTGCCACCAACTTTAGGTGGAATAATGTTTACTTTGCCTGCACCTTTTGTGTCAGAACCAACTCCAACACCAAGCATTGACATATCCATTAGGAAACAAAATGGATCTGCAAAGTCTATATCAATGTTTGCAGTAGTTACGAAGCCGCAATTATTTAATGCAGCGCCACCTTTTTCTGCAATGATAGAAGTACCCATACTCCATAAGCCTCTTCCTGGAGGAAGAAACTTAAATTCCCACATTCTCTTAAACATTTCTTGTGCAGAGAGCTGGGCTTTACGATCATCCCATGGGAGTGAGATTGATTTGCAGTGTTGTTTCTGAACGTTATAAACGCCTTCTACAACTCTCTTACAGGTTTGCCAGAACTCTTCTGTGTCACCATTTTCTAATGCTCTTGCATAAGTTCTTTTATAAGTGAAGTATCCGACAGGTCCCCACTTTGGTTGAGTATCAACATAACTATCAAGAAAGTTATTACTAAGAGAGAAAGTTCTAATTTTCTTTTCAGTAGAAATTGTATTTAAAAACATATTATCCTTCATTTGCAATGATTTTATACTTTGGATCAATAAGCTTACATAGAATATATACAGTTACAACCGGCAGTAAAAAGAATAGTATGGACACTAAGGTCCATACTATTCCTGCAAAAACTATAAAATATGTAAGTAAACTTATAATACCTTTTTTAAGATAAGTCAACATTTATAAAAAATAATGTAACTTATTCTTCTGAAGGTGCGATCTTCGGAAGCTGCCAGTCAACCTGCGACTCTTCATATATTTCCTTAACTACCTGACTTAGATCATCAGTTGGAACACCAATAAGCATAGACATAATATCTCTTGAACATACTTCTGATTCAGGATCTTCTAGAGCAATAAGAATTGCTGCTAGTTCTTCATCTGTAATGTTTTTGATATTATCTTCAATCTCTCTTCTAAAAAGTTGAAAGAACATTTTATTATAAGAGTTCATGATTTATCCCATGCGTTTTTAATCATCAAGGAGATATCAACTAGCAGTCCACAGAAGATAGATCCAATTACGGAGCCTAAACTTTGTGAGACTGAACTCAAAAGCATATAAGTAAAAGTAACAGATAGAATATCAGTCAAGAAAAAGTTCTTAAGTAAGAAACGCTTTAGTATTAATGGAAAGTGCATAAAGCTGAATACATAACTTAACCATGTGATGCTGCCAAGAACTAAGCCATCAATCATGTTTTCTCCAAAGATATTTGTTCAACAGGTATATTTACTTTATTTAAGTAAACAATTCCTGCATTTCCTCCAGGGTAACTATTAGCTATAGTAATAACTTTAACTATTCCTGAATGATGTATTAGCTTGGCGCACATCAAACATGGAACAACGTTTGTCAGCATAACGGTACCTCTAGTTGAGGTACCGTTAGCAGCGGCATTACAAATAACATTCATCTCTGCATGGTGACAGCCAACTTCTATTTTGGTGCCAGAGGAGACTTGCTGGATATTTCTATCACAAACAAGACCGCCACACAGAGGATCTGGCCCTCTAGGAGGGCCATTATAACCATCTGCTATAATAGTATTCCTTGTAGGATCTATTAGCATTGCAGCGACTTTGCCTCTAGGACAAGTAGAAGCTTTAGCTAAAGATACTAGTTGATTAATTCGTACTTCTAAATGCTTTTGATTCACTTAATATTTCCGAACTAGAAACATTGCTTTGTCGTATAGATCGTCTATTTCTTCTTCTGAAATAGATAAAGATCTAGCAAGAGAACTGTTTTCTGGATTAGAAAGAATCTCTGCAATTAAGTTAGCAAAAGCAAGTTCTAAATTAGTCATTGGAACATTAAATGAACTAACCACATCTGAAATAGAAGAATCTTCACAGAGAAACTTAAACTGCTCTTGAGTTAAGAAGGCAACTTTTACGTCGCCAGTTGTCCAGGTTTCACCATCTTCCAAAACTCTAACTGCGACAGATGCTTGGTTAAGCATTATTCATATACCTCGTATTTATTAAGAAGAGGAGCATCTTCACTAAAATCAATGAAGGTGCAGTTAGCATTGTAAGCATCTTCCATAATTGGCTTAAGCCATTCTGGATCTTTAGAAGATGGGGCATCTACATAAACGTAGTAACCGGTCAAGTACTTCATAAAGATATACTTACCAAAGTCCCAAAATGACTTTGGTATATGCAAAGTAGAGATTTGATATATACAATCTTTTCTAATTTTAGACATTTTGACCTCTACTGGTTTGTCCATTTCGTTTCTACATTAAGAGACATGCCTACTTGTTCTAGTACTTTTCTAATATCAATCAAAGTATCAAGTCTTTGCCGCCAAAAGTTCTTTACAATTTTAGCAGCAACACTTGCTGAAACAGTAGAAGACATATAAGACTCAGCCATTTTTTCAATGACTGCTCCAGCGGGTCTCCTTGCCCCTCTCTTAGAATAATTGTTAACTATTGCAGACATTACATCTGATTTTTTGATGGAGTTGCCGCCAGCAATACCATCTGCCATTGAAGAAGCAACGCTATAATAATTACTTGCAATCTGAATATTATTTGCAAGCTCTATTAAGCATCCTCTAAATGAATTACCATCTAGATTGTTTTTGTTAGGTATCTCTACCATTAGATCTGTTGCCCATTCATAAAGAGTCTTGTCATAAAATACAAACTCTTTAATAAAAGTTTCAGTAATCTGAGAGTAGATTTCTGCACCTTCTACAATAGCTTTACTGATATCATCCGAAGTTATTACATCGGTAATATTATTTACTTCTTCTTCAGTCTGGTTATCAGTTTCCATTAAGTAACCTATTGTAAGACGCAAAGGTCCCCTCCTCATTACAAGGAGGGGACCAGTGGTAAGTTAAATTACCAGAGAGGCTGTCTACCCTGCTGGGCTGATGGAGCCTGTGTGGGCTGTTGTCTTGAGTTCTGAGTAGGCTGAATTGCCTTGTTCGCACTCTGAGCTGTCTGAGCTCTGCTTTGCATCTGGTTGCCTCCAGAGCGGTTGTACTGCTGGATAATTGCGCGATGAATTTCTTCTTTTATAGCATCTGCAGTATCGCCGCTAAAGCGAACATCATCAAAGTAAGTATCATTTCCATCTTTGTCTTTACCCTTATGCTGGGGATGAGAGACAAAGTAACCTTTAGCACCGTTGATAATCTTGAAACCATCAACTTCAAATACATCTTCAATTACGAGAGATGCAAAAGCAACAATTTTGCCTTTAGGGTTAGGAATTTCCTTAATTTTGACCGAGTAGTTGAACATCTTTAATCCTATATTTGTTCTCTATTTTTTTCTGATTGTATCTATGATCATTAAGTGCTAGAAAAGTAACTCTAGCAGCTACCACGACCATAGCTTTTACGATTTCTTGAGCAATCATTTTGACAAATCTACTAGCGAATAAACTTACTAGAAAATTCATTTTTCTTCCTTATTTAGTACTTTGCTATTTCCAAATTCGACTTTATTCTTTTCTAGAAACAATCTATAGAAGTAACCCACACTAAATGCTAGTGTAGCTACTTGCATAATATTCATTGACGTAAGTCTTTTAGAAGCGTTTAGAAAGTTACAAAACTCTTCTATCAAGACTGCAAAGTCTTCTCTTTCTACTTTATTTACTTTAGAGAATAGTAGATCTAACAGTGTGCTCGAGCTTAAGTGCAGTTCTTCTTGGTTAGTCTTAACTTGCCAAGAGAACTTGTCTCCTGTTTCCATTATGCACTGTGATCAAGCTGGGATTCATTATCCCAGCCGATTAGCAATGGCATTGCATGCATGAACAAGCGCAGTAGTATTGTATATTCTCCGTTGGTAACGGGGACAAAGATACTACGGAATGCATTGTTGGAAGAATCTTTTTCAGTAAGCTTTAACTGATAAGTACCAGAGTACTGACCTTCTCCAGGAATGACTTCTAAAGTCTTCATTAGTGAAGACTCAGGAGTCTTGTGAATTAGTTTAACTTGAGCATTTGGATCATTGAACCAAAGCGCAATATCATTTACACCAATAGCAAAGCTAATCTTTGCTTTCCAGTCGTAAGCTTTATCTCCAACAGCAGAGGCAACTTCTAGAAGAATGGCTCCGTTCTTAGTAATTCGACCACCAGCATCTACTTTAGGAGGAATTACTGTGAATTGAGCTGCACCATTCTTTTTATAAACAGGGTAAGTACCAGGAAACTTTCTCATATTTTAATCCTCTTTTAACCAAGTAAGTATCAATAGACCTTGTCTCACTAATGCATTAGTAAGAGTCTGTCCATTTTTCTCTATATCGCGCAAAACTATATCTATAATGTTAGATCTAGTTATTTCATCAGTTGTCTTAATACCAGGAACACCTAGAACTATAAATACATTTGCTAAGACTTCTACTTTATCTTTAATACTAAAAGATGAAAGTAGTTTTAATACTTCATCTACTGCTTCTTGTTTGTGCATTTTACTATCTCTTTATCTATCTCTGAAATAAGAGTAGGTAAGGGTCCTCTGTATTGACGATTAAGTTCAATAGCAGAAGTTATTTCAGAGTTACCAAATGCTTTGGAGTTTAACATCTTAAATAAACCTGTAGAAGTAAAAGTTTCTCCAGTATCTATCTGAGCTGGATCTCCAAGAACAATCATCTTACTGTCTTCTGCTATTCTAGATACGACAGTTTTAAGTTCGTGCCAAGATAAGTTTTGAGCTTCATCTAAGATGAATACTGTATTCTCATAAGTGTTGCCGCGAACATATTCAATGGGTTCGAACTTTATTAACTCATTGCTTTTTAACATTTCTAAATAAGACTTTCTTGCACCAGTTAACTTCTTAAGAATAATTTCATAAGACTGAGTATGTGGAGCATACTTTTCGTTAACATCTCCGGGTATAGGACCAAATGTATTATTGCTTCCTACTAAAGTAGTAGGCTTAGACAAGCATACATTCATCTTCTTTTCTGAAAGCATCTGCAATGCATAAGCTAAAGCAAGAGTAGTTTTACCTGTTCCTGCTTCACCTATACATACGGATACTTTTACTTTTGGATCTGCAAGACAGTTTAGAAACGCTGCTTGGTTTGCATCTTTGGATGCAATACCAAAGTAGTTAGTATTTGGAGATGTTACTATCTTTATAATAGTTTTTGGCCTGACAACTTTACACAAAATCTTTTTTGATTTATCTGAATCACTTACTATAAGAAACGAATTTATTGCTAAATCGTCTGGTACTGATGGAAAGTACGTTGGGTGTTCAGAAGCACTTGCGACTATATCATCTTCAGTTAAATCAAAGATTCTTAAAGTTCTCATTGTTTTGCCTCAAACATTTTAGATAATAGAGCTATGAGCCCATCTTTAGTACTCACTGTATATTTTGTTCTAAGCATAACAGTTTCTAATAAAGAAAGGTAGTCTGCATCAAATGTTTTATCTCTAACTAAGGATCTACTATAGAGTTCCATCTTAGGGATTTCTAATTTGATAACTTTTGTTTTCTCTATATAGAAGCCAGAAGCACTCTCGGCTACAATTTCAACTTTTTTATCCACGAAACTGGTAACAGCTTTTTTAAATTCGTTTTCGTTCTTGTAATCTCTAATATCTATATGTTTGATACTAGGATTCATTTCAAGAAACGTTTTTATTGCAGTTGTTTTTCCAGAACATGGAAGACCAATAACTTGTACAACCATGTATAAACTTTTGTTGAAAGGAAAAAAATGCTCGCCCTACTTTGGTAAGTAGGACGAGCATTGTTAGCAATGTAAAAGAGCTAAAGGGTTCAGTTACCCTTAACGCTGCCAGTTGCGAATAGTTCGCGAACACCAGCAAGAGTGGTGCTGGACCAAGCCTGTGGCTCAAGACCAGTACCGTCGAGAACAATGTTACGACCGTTAAGAGCTTCGCGAGCTGCGAACTCAGCAACAGTCATAGTGTCGGTAACCTGAACGGTTGAAGCGCCTGGACCTGGAACGCGAACGAGTACGATATCACGCATGATAGTTTTCCTATAGTGAATGAGTGTAAATTTGAGGACCAAAGTTGAAAATTGTTTTTGGTTTTATGCCTGAACAATCAACTTGGGAGCGCTTTGTAGAAAGAAAAGCGCAGATTGTATGAACGGTATAAGAAGCTACAAGACCTACTAGCGTAGTACAAATTCGAAGATTACAGGGGCCTTCTGGAAGCTCACTGTCACTTCTTAAGCAGTCTACCCACTTGCTTGATTGGACGATATTCATATTATCAATGATGTTTAGCTCGCCATAATCAAAGCCAAGTCGGGTCTCATAAACTTTGTTTACTAGATAATTCATATGGAATGCAGAATGAATGTCTTTACGAGCACTCATTGTATCTACAGTCAATACAAGAGGACCATCATCTAGTAGAGATTTATGAGATGCTTCAAAGAAGTATGGGTGAGTTTCTACTTTAATATTGGGATTGAATCGTTGAAGCACTGCTTTAAATGCATCAACTTTTCGCATCCCAACATGCTCAACATCGTAAATTTGATTTGGCAAATTATGGTTCTCAACTATGTCTGCATCCCAGACTTTGAATGAGTGGAACCCCATTTTTGCAGCAATCAAACCGATGTTTGAGCCTGTGGCACCAACACCAATAATATTTAGAGTTTCAGCATCTTCAGGACTGAAGAATCCTGCATGCCTCAAGAAAGATACTTCAGTCATGTTGACCTCTATTGTTTACTAACAAAGAACCAAACAACCAAAGCGCCGAAAGGCGCTATGGTTAAAGATTAGAAATGCTCACCGAACTTATAGTTACAAGTTCCAGTTTCTGTGAGCCACCAATCAATTAGCTTTTCTCTTTCTTCTTCTGTTGTATACATAGAGCCATACAAGCAATTGACTAGAAAGATTGTATGAGTAAGGAGGATGTCGTCGATACAACCAGCGGTAAGAATTTCATAGAATCTTTCTGAATTCATAAGAACTTCGGCTTGATCGTAATCAAACTGAAACTTCTCCCATTCTCTCAAATCTTCATCGTCATCTTGAACTTGAATCAAGTTAAGAAGAGCGCAATATTTATTATCACTGCCAACTCTCTTAATAATAATATCTTCAAGTTCACCAGCTTCTTTCTGGCAAGAAGAATTTGTAGAGAAGATTTTCTTCATTAGAATAGCGATGTTTTCTTCATCTGAAGAATGGACTTTCCAATAGTCTAGAAATAGCTTATTAATTGCTTTAGACGTTAACGCTGAAGGGCTTGTAATTTGCTTGCTGTGATCTTTTTTTTTAGAAGACCTAGAAGTCTCTTTAAAAGACAGATCAGGAACTTGCTTTTCAATTCCAATGAATGTTCTTTCAATAGAAGCATTTTGCGGGAAATTCAATTTTCCTGAAGTAGTATCTTGAGAAAAGATATTCTTTGGAGCTGGCTTCTTAAACTTTGCAGCAGCAGCTTTATCAATCCAACTCAGATCTTCAGTCTCTACACATATAGGAACATTTTCGTATACTAGTCCATTTTGAGGATCAAAGATTCGTGAGTAATACTGATTGCTCTTATTAAAGATTAGCATAATTTGAGGAACAACATTGTTAGAGTCTACTGCATACTTAATTAGCTGTAGAAACTGATTGTTGTCCTGCCCGCTTGGACTTGGAGACATGGTATGGTGACTATGACACCATACATTCAGTGAAGATAGAATCGCATTTGTAGCTTCTACAGAGTTATTTGAAATCAGTTCTCTGTAAAAGTTAATCATCATAGAACTAGTAGACTCAACTTCTGTGACTGAGCAATACTGTTCTGGAATGTAGATATCGTAAATGCGAAAAATAGTTTCGCTTTTAGTCTTAATTGTCTCTAGTCTATGGAACCATTGAGCTTCTTGAGGAGCTATACTAACTAGATGTTGAATTGCAAATAGATCTTTATGAGATATCTGAATCTTAATATTGTTGTTTAGAATTTTAAAACTACCTAGGGGATTCATTTTTAGCCTATAGTGTAAAATGTTTGAAGATACAAATACTAAGGCTAGAGACAAATGCTTGGAGGATTTTACTCCTCCAAGCATTTATTATTATGCGATGAGAGAATTAACTACACTGGAATAAGTAGAATAACCGGTATTACTAACAACAGGAGTTGGTTCTGCTACTACTATTGGAGGTATAGGTGGCAGACTAAGAGATTCGTTAATTGCTTCAACTATGTTTTCTACAGTTTGTTGCAATTCAGGTTGTGTTAAATCTATAAATACAACTGGCTGTTCTACTGGAGTTGTTGAAAGTGTAGTATTGATATTATCAATTACACCTTGAAGGATCATTAGCATTTCAGTATCAGTAATTTCTTCTTCAGTAGAAACTTCATTAGTTTCTACTGGAGCTTCCGTTTCCTCTACTTCGATTCCATTAAGATTAACTTCACTTAGAGCGGGGAACATAGTATATGTTCTACCCCAAGTATCTCCGCTATTAGTTGATTCAATCCAAGCTTTAGCAGAGAACAAAGCCATTCTTACGTTTGCTAATTCAAAGCCTTTGTAGATGCCAGGAAGTCCTTCACCTAGACAACAATAGTCATATTTGCCTTTAAGACAACTAAAGAAGTTTTCACTCTTAGGTGCATAAATGCCACCAGTATGAGGATGAATTTTAATCTTTAGGTAAGTAGTATCATTGTAGTCTTTATCTATTCCAACAACGCTACTACTTTCTTTAGCTGATATGTACATATAGTTAGTAGAACTTGTTACACGCCTGTGCCAGTCAAAGTTAATAACAGCAAATAAGATTACGTTATAAGGTCCACCAACAACGGACTTTTGCGTCCCGTCAATCTTGATAATAGAAGGCTTAAGAGTAGAAAAGTCTACTGCTATCAAACTAGGAGTTAAAGCAAAACTTATTTCTTCTGGACGGAAGAGATTGAGTTTTACTATACCTTCTTCAGTCAGAACATCTTCCATAGATAGAGGCAACTTGTTTTGAGCGCAATACGCAATCTTAGGTAAGCTTTGTATAGAGATCATATAGTCTTCTCTATACCCGCTACAACCTATAAGACCAGAAGGTAGCTTTTCAATTGGAAGCTTAAAATACTTTGTGAAGTCTCTAGTCATTCCTTTGAAATATGGAATTGCTGGAATCGTATAGTAAACATTATTTAGTTTCATGTTACTAGAAGATAGATTATCTAAGAACTTCGTATCGGCGCTATCTATAGACGCAAGAAGCATTTCATGCTTCTGCGTATTGAACTCTTTAACTTTTGCATTTAAGGGTTCTATAACTTCAGATAAAGCGTTTCTACTCTTTTCAATATCAGAAAGCTCTTTTTTGAGTATTGGAGATTTCAAAATAAGAGTTTCTTTGTCATTCTTAAGATTTTCTAATCTTCGAAGATGATAAGCAATCTCATCTTCAAAAGATGAAAGAGAAGCATTGAGCTTATCTATTTCATTATTTTTTGAAAGGAAAGAATTGCTCAATTCATTCAACTGACCAGTTAGTCTCTCGAGCATCTTTTCATTCTTGATGGCTTCTGACAAATTTGGAATATCAACAGCAGAAGAAGCTATCTCATGATATTTGAATGAGTCAGATGCCAATGCATCTATTATAGTATTGAAGCTATTATCTTTGTATTCGGCTAAACCAATCTTTAAACTAGATAGGAAATCAACAAGAGTTTTATAATACTTACCAGCAGTTCCAAATCTATTCTTTAGAAGTTTCTCATATTCTTCGGGAGCATAGAACTCCATACCTTTTTGATTCGTAATCTTACAGATAAAATCAATCATCCAGTTTAAAGAAGATTTATATTTAATTATCTTCTTTTCATCTGCTTTGATCTTTATTCTAATGAAAGGTACAGACTCTTCTTGTCCAGTAACAAAGTTAAAAATACCAATGTTAGTAACAATTGGCATAATATAAATTACAGAATTTAGAAGCTTCTTTTTAACTGTAGTTTTGTTTAGAGAAGGAGTCCCTCTAAAGGGACTCTCTAACGTATATACATTAACAAGATCATTTTTGTTGGCAAAAGAATTAAAGCAGTTTTCTGAAAGAAAGTTCTCGCCTACAATTGATCCTGCAGAATAAGGCAATGTTGAAATAGATGGTGAAGTACCAAAAGATATATGAACGAAGTCATTACCTGTAGGAATTGGATATTGACTTAATCCATTTGAAGGAGTCAGATTAATTTTAATTTGAGAGAAATCAATAATTGTAGAAAAGTTCTTAATTACTTCAGAAGAGAAGTGAGAAAGAGCAGTTCTGTTTTCTCCCAAATCAACAGAATAAAAGTTCTTCTTTGGAGCTATAATATATTCATCAATACTATCAGGCCGAGGCAGCAAATAATAATTGCAGTTGTCTTGAACGTAGTGAGCATATCTCTTGTCAAACTCATAGCGTGCATTTGAGAAATGAGAAGCTCTTTGATGGTACGAAAGATAAGAAGAATTTAAAGCGAAGTTGTTAGACCTGAGACCACTGTAAAGTTGCAATATAAATTTTGTAACTTCGTTTTGCTTGAACTCTTCGGTGCCAGAAACTGAAGCTTCTAGAAGAGATTTAATTGCCTCTGCAACAGTCAAGTAAAGCTTTGACTCAACATCTTCTCCTCTCTCTGTTGCTTGTTCAAAATCTTGAACAAATTCACAAAGATGAGCATAAGAAGGAAGTTGAGTGACTTCAGGATCAAAGTAATATCTATGTGCTCTTAGAGCATATGTTGCATAAATATAAAGAAGATCTACAGTTTTGTAAGTATGAACTGCGTTATAATTCCATCTTTGTCTTAGAGATAGTCTGTCGTAAGCGGCATCAATGACACTTCTAGCTACAGATGCAGGGATAGCATGAGGAAGACTATTGAGATTGATTTCCATTGTATTTATTTACTCTCTCTAATAGTTTGGTTAGTTCTTTATCTAGATCTGGTTTAGATCTAGTGTGAATTGGAGTTGAGTGAATATTGTATAAAGCTGATATGCCTGCACAATTTTCACAAATAAAATCGTCCGGAATATCTTCTAAATATTCAACGAAACCACAATTGTCAGAGTCATAACATACTAATTTGTATTTCATGTGAAACTACTAAAGAAAATAAATTAAACAACAAAGCCTGGGTGGTATCGTGAAATACCACCCAGGCATGCAATCAGGTAATTACGTTAAGATTATCGTTGAAAATGCTAACTGAGAATCTTTGAATAAAGAAATTCTCGTTAGGATTAGTGGCACTTAGTTGGCGCTTTAGGTTTCTAGCATCTTCTCTACGCTTGAAAGCAGTAAGAGTTACTGGAGCAAAGATCTCTTCGTCGCTAGAGACGAAGTACAGCCAGTTCGAATCATTTAGATTCGACATAAACTCAGCGTAACCAGCATACTGTGTAGCAGGAGCAGTCTCTTGTGAAGTTGTTGCAGCGGCTACATCATTTACTGGAGTAGAGAAGTAAGAAGAGTAAGTCATTTTTAATTCCTAAATACTTTGTGTTTATCTACAAATTTTGTAAACAACCTATGTTTTGTTATGCAACTACGCATTCCAAGCCATAAGTTTTGATTTGTTTTTACTAAGTGTACAAAGCCTTTATAAGAGCCTTCTTCAATAACTAAAGGAGAGCCTCTTTTTGCTATAATACTCGGAAACTTATTGTATACTTCTATTAGTTTCTGAAAAGCAGAATCTGATAGTTCGTAATCCCAGCGATACATGTACTTCTTAAATCTTACGATTTGAACTGAAGCAAGAGTTTTAATCTGGTCTTCAGTCAATTCATCATTTAGAAGTTTATCTAGCATCCAAGGATTGTGGATATTTAGCTTCTTTTCACAATGATCTTTTACTGTATCTACGTGAGTTGTAAAAGTATTATTATGAGGAGTGTAAGCTATTGCGCAATTTGTAAAATCAAAAGTATTAACTACATCTACTGGACTGTAGTTAAATTTTGTTACTACTTGGTAAGTGATTTTCTTTTCTTCTTTCTTACCAACAATCGTAACAGCGTTTTCAGTTACAAATTCTTCATGATCAGTGTATTCAGCTTTAATAAGCTCAATAGCATCTTTACATTGATCTTGGTTTTGGAAATATAAATCATAGTCAGAGTAGTGACTAGTAATAGAATTCTCCTTGCTTCTTGGAGCAAGGAGAAGAGCCATTGGATAGCCACCTGCATATACTGGATTAAGACGATCTAGTTTACTAAGAAAAGAATTGCTGTTATGTATGCTGATAATGCTTTTTGCTAGTCTTTCTGGTAGAGAGGAAAGACTAATTGTAGTGTGCATTAAAAACCTACTTTTCTTTGCAAGTGTTTATTTTTGTTTACTTTGAGATTGTCTTTGATACTTTTTTCATCAATTACTACTGATTCAGCTCCAGAAAGTATTTCTAGAGCAGCTTTTCTTAAAAGCTTTTTAACAGTAGTCTTTATTTCTCTTAAGCCAACCACGGAACTAGCGAGCAAAAGCGAGCTCTCGTCAAAAGATATTTTTAAATTACCTAGATTGTAGTCAGATATTGCATTTGGTATTATGTAATCTTTCAATATCTTTTTGCGTTCATCTTCTTCATAGTTTCTGAAGTAGATGATTTCAAATCTGTCTTTAAGAGCAGCAGGTATACTGTCTTCATCGTTTGCTGTGCAGACGAACATAGCGTTAGAAAGATCTACTGGAACTTCTAAGTATCTGTCTATGAACTCATGGTTTTGTTCAGGATCTAATAGTTCTAGAAGAGCTGCTGAAGGATCAGATTTACCGTGACCTAATTTATCTATTTCATCTAAGATAAACATAGGATCCATTGTTTCCTTGGAAACAATTCCTGCAATTACTCTGCCTGGTCTAGAAGCAACGTAAGTGCGGCGATGACCTCTTATTTCTGCTTCATCTCCAAGACCACCTAAAGCAATCTTAATTGCTTTTCTATTGGTAGCTTTAGCTATTGCGTTAGCAATACTAGTCTTACCAGTTCCAGGAGGTCCTACAAAGCAGAGTACATGACCTTTAGAAGTACCACAGATACTTTCAATAGCCATGTGCTCCATAATTGTTTGTTTAACGTCATCTAATCCAAAATGACTTTCGTTCATATACTCTTTTAAAGCTTTAAGATCAGGTGTAGAGTAAGACTTTTTGCCCCAAGGAATTTTTTCTAACCAAGTAAGATACTCTTTCAAAGCATGATATTCCATGCTTTGGTTTGGCAAAGATTTAAGTCTACTTCTACATTCTGCTAATGCCTGTTTAAATTCTTTAGGCATTAATTCTTCAGCGATAGAAGATACTTCTCTTAAAGTAGGAGGAGATTCATCATCAGTAGTAGATGAATCATCTTCTTCGTTATTGTCTTCTGAGTCTTTTGTGACGAAATCTAATATATTTCTATTCATTCTCTTAGGAAGAGTATTTGAAATATTATTTCGTTCTCTTAAGATATCAAACAAGCATTTAGTTACTATGGTAACTCGATCTAAATTAGATTGAGCATGTAGATATAGTAGCTTTGTTTGTTTAGGTATATCTAAGTCGTGGACAATAACGTTACATATAGTAGTTAGATTTTTAGTTGCAGCCAGTGCATTGGCTGCCTCTTGCGAAAAGATATCTTCTTTATCTCTAATATGAGTAACAAGAGTAATTAAGTCGTTATAAAGTTCTTCTTCTCCGAAGACTTCTTTATTTTTTAACTTACTGTAAGTAACAGAGTAAGTCTCTTCGCTGTTTAAAGTAAAAGAACTCAATTGAAAGGTTTCAATAGCCTTACAATTGTATGTAATAGAATAATCTGAAGCTTCGCTACTTATTAAAACGCAAAGAACACCATACTCTTCTATTGAAAATAGCTTATTTTCTGTATCTTGGATAACAGATAAGTTATCTTCATTTTCAAATGATATAGCTATAGCAAAATACTTTTGCTTTGAACCATTAATAGTAGTGCGAGGAACACTAAATTTCTTAGCATCTACATTTGGTAAAACGAAAGAAAAGCGAGTATCTGGTATTGGTATTCCAGATTCAATGCTCAGTATAATCAATGGTATTGAGGGAGATGACATTAGAATACTCTATTCTTCTTATTACCTTTTGTAATAAGGTCATATTTCTTTTACTTTTTTTGCAAAGAAAAAAGCAAGGCCGCATAGAAAAACTATACGACCTTGCCACTCATTACTTCATGCAGCGTAAAAACGATAACCAGACTGAGTCTGCTGTCTCATATAAGGAGAATAGCCAGCTGGCTCAGGTGTAGTTACTGGTTGTGGTTTAACGTATGGAGTGTATGGAACAAGTCCAGAATCAAACAGCTCTTCTACATCAGTCTCATAAAGGTCACAGTCTAAAACTACAGCCTCATAAATAGAAGGCTGGTTATCTGCTCTTGAAAGAGCTTCTTCTTTAGCAGCCTCTTCGTTTTCAGCTTTAATAAGAAAAGCATGGTAAGTAGCGACTTCAACTTCGTAGGTTTGCATTAGACATCCTTTGTAATATTAAATTAGTAATATCTGAATTTTCTTTTTCTAAATGCTCTATCTTATTTAGAAGCTGAGAGTTTTCTCTTTTTAACATCTGTATATTCATTTCTTCCAAAGACAGGGGAGGATCTATCTTCTTCAATTTAAAATAAACAAAGTTAAGAAAAATCTTAGTAACAGAAACAATTTGTACCAACCCTATAAAAGATAGGAAATAGCATAGATACTCATTGACTATCATTTGCATTCCTATCTTCTAATTCTTGTTTCATCTGTTTAAGTTCTACGAGAAGCTCACTAATGAGTTTCTCATATTTTATAATCAGATCATCTTTTGCTAGATTGGTGTCTCTCAGCTTTTTTACTAACGCAGTAGTGCTTTCTTGCAAGAATCTCATCTTCATCTCCATATGTATCTTTGAGGCAAGTCCACTTGCCATTGGAATCTGTATACCAGATATTCTTAAGCTTAACATGGTTTTTGATAAGAAAATCAATGCAATGACAGCAAGGTCTACTATCATGAATGGTGTAACCATTATTAGATTTTCTTTTCAATCTAGTTACATACAAAACTAAATCTTTTCTTTTGTGTAGAGGAATTTTAGCAAGCACATCAATTTCTGCGTGAATCGAAGAAACTATAATGTCTTTGCTTCCTTTCCAAACAAAATTAGGATTAGTTTTATTCTTATTATATCCGATAAGCTTTTGTTTACCTATGTATCCGACAGCAAAATGAGTTTGCTTACCTGGAGGAGAAGGATCAAAAAAGTGGGGATGATTTATAAAATCTTTATAATACACCGGGCATAAGTTACTCCTTCGATAAAAGAAAAGAACGAGTCCCGTGCTAATGCACAGAACTCGTTCTTTAAATCAAGCGGAAGTCTCGGTGTCAACCACTTCGTCATGGTTGCCGCGAATGCGCTCGAGGAAATGCACCTTGCTAGCGACGATCTCAAAGGTGCTATGACGGGTGCCACTGGTATCAGTGTAGTTGCGAGGACGAATCGTGCCCTCGAAACCAATCTTGCTACCCTTTTGCAGATACTTAACGCAGTTCTCTGCAAGCGGTCCCCAGACAACTACAGGGATCCAATCAGTCTCACGAACAAGGCGACGGTCGTTGCCCTCACCAGCGTAGAAGCGGCGATCAATCGCCACATTAAAGTTGGTAACTGCACGACCACTAGGAGTGGTGCGCAGCTCGGGATCCTGACCAATGTTACCAATACCCATAAAGTTGTTCATAGTTTTGCCTGAATAGTTAATGTTGTGGTAATAGCCAAACGGCCAAACAACACAGCGGCGGAAACGCCGCAAACTTCTAATTAAGTTTGCCAGCATCCACCAAACACAGCGGCGGAAACGCCGCTACTGTTTTCTATAAGTTAATTAAAGTATACTTATTTTAGAGGCTCTTATGCTTTTAAAAAGAAACTTATATAGAAAGCCAAAACCTAAAATTAAATACAAGAGAACTGCTCCAAGAGCTGACCAGTCTTTATTAAAAGACTGGTCTAAGAAGATAAGAACAAGAGATGAATTCACTTGCTTATCTTGTGGAAGTAAAAAGAACAGTCATGCTCATCACATGGTAAGTAAATTTTATGTTCCAGAGTATACTTTATTTTTAGATAACGGAATTACTTTATGTAAGAGCTGTCATATGGGACCTCAAGGGGTCCATGGAAGTAAGAATCCAAAGAATAAATTAATTGCAGAGCTAAGAGAGATATTCAGCACTTCAGATATTAAAAGGGCTTTGAAGATTCTGGCAAGAATAAAAACCCCCTAGCTTCTACTATTGCAAACAAAGTATCAAACAGATTTTTTTCTGAATTCTTAATCTCAATTCCAGTAATTGAACACTTAGCATCAATTACATATTTAGTATCTTCTTCGTTTGGATGCGTTACTACATCAATAGTTTTTTTCATTAGAACAACGGCAAATCTTTTATTTTCTTCAATGGATAAATCTACATAAAGAGTACCTCTATCTTTAGGATTATATTTTCCTAGAGGTGAAGGCTGTCCGTTTCTAAAACGCCAATGATTACCTGAAGCGTCTGTAAGTAGCCATGCGCTATGCTCTTTAGTAAAGCCTGGTAAACTAGTAAATGTAGCTGTTACAGAATTTACTTCAGGTATAAATTTGTTTTTAATTCTGGAAAAAATTCCCACCATTAGCTCCGTTTTCTATCAACCAATTTGTTAACGAATATATGTGTTCAATATTATTCTCAGGTAAGTAAGAGGCCATGTAAGAGGCTCTTAAACTAGCAGGTACACATAAGATGGCACTTTGATTTAAGTGCCATCTCTCTAAAAGAGCTGTTGCAAGTTCTTCATCCCAATCTAATAACTCATATAAAGCGTTTAACTGAGATAAAGTTACTAGTATCTTACCTAAGACATTCATGATACTACTCGTTTAGTAATGTATAGGTGAACTTAGTCCAACCTCTTTCTGATACTTGCTTGTCACATATAGAGAGGAACTCTGCAAAGTCACCAGGATCAGCAAATACTTGGCAGCCAGCAGACCACTTATCTACTTTGATAGAGCCGCCTTTATTTTCAGTAGCACGATGACAGTTAATTCCAAAGTGACCAGTTTGAATATTTGTTGGATCATAATCTACTTTAGAATCTTTATTAGTGTCTCTGTGTACTGAAACGTCGTTAGCTTGCACAAGGGCTTTATAAGAGCCCTTGTGCAGTCCAATCTGCCAAAGACTTCTATATTGTCTGTCAGCTACAACTGCTGCTGTACCCATTCTGTTCATTGGATTATTTAACCAATAAAGTCCAGGATCAGTTGTGATCCTCCACTGCTTAACTTGCCATACACCATTTACTTTATAAATGCAGTAAAGGGTATCGTCAAAAGCATTTGGAGTACCATTAGCTTTGCGAACACCAATAATATTTAAATCGTAGTCTCCGTCTGAAAAGACCTTAAAACCTAATTGCTGAACTTTTTGTAGAATGGGATGCATTGTTTTTCCTTTAGCCTATCCAGACTCTTAAAAGAACTCTATCACTAACAGTACCTTCTCTTGCATGTCTACAAGTAGTATTATTAAAAACTATCGCTTGTCCAGTTTTCAATTTAATAGTCAACACATTTAAATAGGAATCTTCTATTAGTAAAGAAGCGTCACCTCCTTCACGTAAACAATAAAGACCAACATACTTAATTTTATCTTTATATTCGGTAGTATAGTCGCCATCTTTATGAAAAGGTAAAGGGATGTCTCTTCGGCTTCCTCTACCTTCTTCATCAAATGCACCTACTAGCGAAACTTCTAAAGGCTTGCCAAGTTCTAACATTTCTAAAAGAAAAGTATTAGCATCAATATTGTTATATAAGCGCCAATCTCTTTCCATTGGATTTAACCTTTTTTAAGGAAGTAATCTTCCATAAGATTGTTAGGAGAAGCTTTTATAAAAGCACTTGTAATTTCAGGCCAAAGATCATATGCAATCTCAAGACAAGCTTCAGCTACTTTTACTATTTCCCACTGAGCGCCTTCGTGAAGGCGCAAACTAATAAACTTAAATAGATTATTAGCGTTAACAGTTCCATAGTATTCTGTGTAGAGATTCTGAGGTAGAACACCTCGTGCTTGCTCCCTGCACACACCAGCAGCTATCAGTGCTTCGAACAAAGCAAGTGTATTCTTGTGGTGCTCTCTTACCAATTGTGAGGCAGGCATTCCTGCTTCATCTCCGACAAAGAACAATCCGTCATCTTCATGCAAGATTAGAGGATCAATTAACTCTTGCGCATTGCTTGCTTGTCGATTTGACTTGTGCTGAGTTCTAAACTCTACTGGTTCATAGAACTCAATACCACTGTCAGTGTAGCGACGAGAAATTTCGTTATATGACCAGGTACGGTGTCGGTGATGCTGGGATCGAACAAACAATGGTACTTTGAATCTTAAAGTAACAATGTTATGTTCTAAAGTAGATGTATGCTTATGATCAATTAGATACTGAATAAGTTTCTTGTCTTTATTATCAAGTTCAGTTTTGTGAACTCCAAAAGACACTCTTGCACTATTAACTGCAGTTAAATCACTGCCCATATGCTCTACATATTCAACTTTACCGATTTGATCATCATATAAATGTATTGTTTTATTGTACATCTTTTTTCTTTGGTAAAGATTGTTGATAACATCTAATACAGAAACCATTAACAAGAATGGTTGTGCGATTGTAGTACTTACAAGTACTACAATACTTAATTAAATCTCTGTTAGATGTTAAAGATAAGACAGGGGGTATTTTATTTACTTTCATAAAAAAGAACGTCCAGTCTAAACTGAGGATAAACCACAGAATAGACTGGACGCTATGTACAGTATCAGCCGTAAAGCTTCAGCTGGAGCTGGCTTTCTCGACCTTCAAGCTGATGCTGTCTAGCAAAGTATTCCTCTGCCATCAAATCCATGCGCTTTTCTTCTTCTTGAATAAGAAGATTTAGCAGAGAAATGAATCGAGCTACACTGATGGTAGCGTCTGCACCATAAGTACCTTTAAGGTTTTCAATGAGATTCTGAATCTCTTGAACTGATACGTACATGGTCACTCCTAGAAAGTCGTAGTATAGACTTGTCTCTGAAACTGAGGATTAGTGTTTAGTGCCCAAGCTACATAAGAAGCTTCTTCAAAACTCGAAAACCTAGTACCCACTCCTGCAATGTACTCCGGAGAGCGATGATTATCTTTAATAATCCATGAAGTGGTGTCGGTAGCCTTGTCGTAAATTGATCTAACAATAAAGCGTTCGTTTGTCATTTTTGCTTCTTTAGTTTTTCTTGAATGGTTGCTAGGAGATTAAGTTCAGCTTCGATAGAATGATATTCTTCATCATTCGGAGCAAAGCATTCTTGTTCCTCAAGCAAAATATTCTTGTAGTTGGTAAGAGACTGATTGAGGATTTCGGTTTCAGCGTGATTGAACATTAAAATATATATCTGATTGGAGTGAAAGGAAGGTATCTATTTATAAGAGTTTTAAAGATATAAATAGAACTGTATCTGTAAGCATTACTATATCTAATGTTTTTGGCGCCGTTTAAACTAAACTTAGGTTCTTGTATATCAGGACGCCAAAGTAAGTCTTCTGCTTTTGGGTGCCATTTTAAGTTGAGATCATGTAAAGCTTCGTTATGAGTTAGAAATATAACTTCATGTTTTAGATTCGTATAGGCAGAACCTGAAACATTGTCAAATATTTCCTCAAATAGTTCAGCGTAATCTTCTTCCCAAGTTTCAGTAAGAATAACTGGAGAGAAGTTTAAATGAACTTCATAGCCTGCTTCATGAAAATCGTTAATGGCTTTGATTTTTTGAGTTGTAGTAGATGTTCTTACATCTACTACTTTTCTTACGTTTTCAGGCATTAGAGAGAATCTAATGCGAGTTTTATTTTTAGGATTGTAGTTTAGTAATTTGTTATTTACAAACTTGGTAGCAAATGAAGCTTTGATATTTTTTGAATCAGCAAAGTAATCAATTAGATCTTTTACATTATCAGAAACTAAATCATCTACTGAAGCATCATTGTTACAGCCTATATCATAGGTCCAATAAACTGGATCACATTGATTAGGTGTCTTATCAGGTAAAACGGAAGCATGCTTATCTATTGCTTTGATTATATCTTCTATATTAGAGAAGACTGTAATTGGATTAGAAGCACCTTTACGTCTTCCAACATAGCAATAAGCACAAGATAGAGCGCAACCATTTGAGTGACTAGGAGCTATAAAATCTGTACTTCTTCCATTAGAAGTAGAAGTAAAGCTTTTTATATTACCTATTACTAAAATATTTTTCTTTACCAGATTCCAGCTTTCAATTAGACTTTCGTCTTGAAGCTCTGGAATTTTCCAATGATTCTTTACTAAGATTTTTTCTGCAGTAGGAAATCTTTGTAAGATTTGCTGTGTTCTTTCTTGAGATTCACAAGACTCTTGCAAGTAAATCTTTTTGATATCTAGAAGCTCCATTTTTAGTCCAGTGGTTGTAATAACAACCACCAAACAGCGTGGCGAAAGCCACTGAACTACTAAATAGAAGAGTTAGAGAAAGAGAAGTAAATAAGTTCTTTCTTCAGTGATAAACAGCGAAAGAGAAGTATATCTCTAATTGCATCAATCATCATGAAGAGATTGTCATACTCTTGAAGATGACCTGAATAATAAAACTTAAATAACTTAGCTTTCTCAATAATATCGCACTTGTTAATGATAATAGTTGTAGCGCCTGATATATTGATTGCCTGTATTAGCTTATCAAGGTTTAACCAGTTTACTGTTCTTTTTCTACCAGTGGTAGTTCCAAACTCTTCTCCAAGAGTTTGGATTAAAGAAAGTTCCGGATCTTGGTTTAAGCTAGCAGGGAAGTCTGGATCAAGACCAACCCTAGTATCATAAAGCTTAGCAACGCCTATGATGTCTCTTATCTTTTTGGGCGATATGCCAAGGCTGCAAGCCCCATAAGGCAGCGTTGTACTTGAGGTGACGTATGGATAGTTACCCCAATCAAGATCCAACCAAAAGCCTTGTGCGCCTTCACAGAGTATCCTTCCACGAAGAGTTACATCTTCAATATAAGGGAATAGCTTTTCGCTATCAATGACTCGCTTACCTCTTCTTGCTACTTTATCAGTATAGGTAGGGCCAATACCTTTATTGGTTGTGCCAATAATATTGTTTTGAGAATCTTGAATCAGGTTCTCTTCTTGTACAAGGAAAGCTTTGGGAGATATCTTTACAAGAGAAGTGTCAAATCCATTCTCTTTTAAATACGAAATCTCTTCTAAGAAAGAGCTTTCATTTACAACGCATCCAGGTCCAATAAAAGATAAACTATCTGTAAAGACTCCACTTGGTATAATATGAGACTTATAGCGTTTACCATTTAGGTAAATGGTATGTCCGGCGTTTGCACCGCCAGCCCACCTTGCTACGATATCGTAGTTGTTAGATAGTTTAGATATTACTTTGCCTTTGCCTTCGTCGCCCCAGGCTAAGCCAAAAACTATATCGGCATATTCAATAGACATTTTTCTCTCGGTGAGATTATGGAATCTATTCTTGAAAATTTAGCTAGTTATGGTCCACTTGGATTGTGGACTGCTTCTCTTCTTTGGATGAACATTCAACAAAAGTCAGACAACAAAGAAAGAGAAGAGAAAACTCTTCAAGCTTTTACTGAGTATCAAAGAGACTTAAAAGGAATGCTTATGGAACATAAGGTAATATTTATTAAACTTGAAGATGCTCTTGAAGACTTAAAAGAAGAAGTTAAGAAGCATCCCCAGTAGATAAACCTACCATCCAAGTAAAAGCAACGCTATAAAAAGCCCAAGTAAGATAGTCTGTAAATGATAAATTAAAAGTGAATGTATCTTCATTAATAAAAAGTATGAAGAAAGAAACCCAGAAAGATGTACAGACTATACAGTTGATTAGTTTTGTTAGTTTTGAATCAGGGCCAAAGGTCTCAAAAACCTTGGCCCTGATATCAAAAAACAAACTAGATTTAGTAATTGTCCAAGCTAAACCATAAACGGCAAAGCTTAGAAGTGTTAAGCTAGTTAATGAATGAAATAGCACGTAGCTAACAACCTGCTTTACAGCGAGCTACTGGACGAAGCATTCTTCTTTTTAACATGATATAACTCCTTAGTTATCTAGTGAAGAAGTAACAGTATCTATAATCCCTTCTACATTCATTACTTTTAGCATACCCGCGTAGCTGTCTAAGACGAGTTCATCAAACTCGTCAAGTTGAACGTCCATATAATCTTTAAAAGCTAAGTAATCTTCTGGATTAAGGCAACATAGAAAAGGATTAATGTTGTAATAAAACAAACTCAAGTTCTTGTTGAAGAGAGCCATGAAGCCATCTTCTTCATCTAAGAATTCAGCTAAGTTTTCAATATCAGGACGCTCAATAAGATAAGCTATTAATGAAGTTTGAAACTTCTCGCTCTTAAGATACTTGTTCCATACTTTAATTGAATCTTCCATAAAAGCATCTGTTAATTTAATTAAAGTATCTAGTACCTCATCAGAGCTTGGAGAGTTGAGAATCAAAAGACCAACTATTCCTTTTCTATTATCTTTATAAACATATTCAATAATCTTATTAGCAAAAGCCAATAGTAGTCTTTTTATCATAACAATTCTCCAATCAAGTTTCTGTTTGAGTTAATCTGAAAGCATTTCTTTCTAGTACTGTGTTTTTGAACTTTTCAAAAACTTCAGCAGAGAAAGATTCTTTAATCATATTAACAGTTCTATCATTTAATTGTCTCAAATCTTCACCCCAAGATCCACCCCCGTTTTGTGGACCATTAGAGTAAGTGACATAAAGAACATCTTTAGTATCATGTTCTTTAATAATGATAGAAAGAGGATTTCTTGGTTTCTTAGTAAATGCGGTAAATAAGTAATTCTTCATCTTTTAACCCTGCCAGTAGGTGGCTAAAAGATTCTAAAACAACGATATAATCGTTTTCTATTTTTACAAGAAAAAATACACAAAACCTAAATAATATTTAAGTTTTGTGTAAAGCTTAATTCAGCTGATCTGCTGTTCCAATGCCAACCATAGTTACTACCAAAATTGCAGAAATAAGAGCAATCATTATATTTCCTGTAATTGTTTTGGATAAGATCCATATTGAATCATATTAGCTAAATCAACAATTAGTTTAGCCAAAGTATCTTCTGGTTTTTCGTTAGCAAACATTCTAAAATTGTAGAAAAGGTTTTTGCCTTTGTTTAAATGTAATACAGAGATTAAAGCGTAAGGCTCATCTTTTGTTTTATGACGAAGATGATTACGAGTAGAACAGCCTATAGAGATTATTTCTGATGGCTCGTAAGTATACGCTGATTTCAGATAAGCAGCCAAAGCAAGAGCAGTAGTAAACTCAAAAGTAAAACCAATAGAAGGGCGATTCTCTATTGTTACTGCATGAGCTATATGTTTTTTTGTTTCTAAAGGAGAAAGCAAAACAGAAGCACTTAATACTTTAGAACGAAAAGTTTCATCTTCACAAAGTGAAGCGGCGGCTTTAAAGCCGCCATTGTAACTTGTAAATATATAGTTCATAAATCACCTAGCAAGTAGCAAAATCACTATTGATATAATTACAGGAGTAAATACTATCAATGTTCCTATTAATGCATACAAGCTAGGTGATAGGTTTTCAATCATTAATTTTGCAAGAAGCAAATATTTTATTTGAAAGCTTCCAGCAATAAGATTGAATACCAAATGTAATGAACAAGAATGCAAGATTTACTGCAACAAAGATTTCTATAGGAGTAGATAACGCCCACCCCATACCAGAAACTACAGCTAGTAGGAGAAAGCCTACATAGGCAATGATCCAGTTTACGTACTCTTTACATTGTAAGATTTCTTCAAGCATTTTCCTCTCCTAAGAATAGGATACTAATCAAGTCAATAATCTTTTCAGCAACCTCAAACAGTTCAGCACTTAAAGCATAAACATATGCATCTAGCAATTCTTGATATAGCTCTTGTTTTGCTTTGGGCCAATTCATTTTTAGTTTATGGCCATATTTGTGTTCGCCAGTATCTAGTCTTGCTAGAATATCTTCTTTAATTTTAGTACTAAGAGATTGTGACTCTACAATCTCTCTAACAGTCTTTGTATGTTCTGGTTGACCTGCTCCAGTAGTTTTAATCAATCCATTCATATTTTCTCCATACAAGTTAAACTTGTTTAGTAATTATAGTTAATGAATATTAGTTAAACTAATCAAGTGGAGGATTTTATATAACTTCTACAAGTCTAATTCCAAGACTGCTGTAGTGGTAACGAATAGTACTGAAGTCACGAAGAACAACTTGCGCAATTTGCGAATCAATATTCCAGCTTCCGCCTCGGTAAATACGATAGATTTTCTTTTTAGACATTAACTTCTTCAATAACCTCAACTAGTCGAACACCGAGGAGGTCGTCGCGGTAGTCGCGGTAGACGGGGGTGATGAAGTAGCGGATGGCGACCTGCGCGGACTGCGGGTGGAAGAGCCAACCGCAGTCCCGGCAGAGGCGGCGTTTTGTTCTGTTAGTCATCTTTACTCCTTAACTTCAATAAGTCGAAACCCGAGGCGACTGAACCGAAAATTGGAGGTGCTGCTATAACGATCGACAATCTGAGTGTACTGCGCGCCAAGACCCCAGCTGCCACCTCGGAGGACACGGTGGTTTGTTTCTTTAGTCATTCTTATTCCTAAACAATTTCAATAAGTCGAAGGCCAAGATAGTAATCGTGGAAGTCAGGGGTGTCGTAAAAGCGGATAGCGATCTGCGCACACATTGTAGTGATGTACCAAGTACTGCCCCGATTGAGATAGACAGTGTTCTTATCAGTCATTTTTACTCCTCAATCTCAATGAGTCGAAGGCCAAGGAAGTAGCTAGTACCATTAGAAGAATTTACGCTGTGGCTTACGATCTGCGCAAACACTGGTGCAAAGAACCAGCCACCACCTCTGTAAGAGTAGTAAATTTCTTTGTTAGTCATTTTGTGTCCTCGATTTCTTCCACAAGCCGAACGCCGAGGATGAAGTTGCGGAAGTCGGGGGTGAAGTAGCTGCGGTTGGCGACCCGCGCGAGCTGCGGGACGTTGCTCCAGCTACCACCCCGGAAGACGCGGTGGTTTGTCTCGTCAGTGAGGAAAGTTATTCTGTTAGTCATGTGAGGCTCATTATTTGAAGTTTGTAGACGGACCAACATTTTGGACAAATACCTTTTGGTCTAAGTCTGGTGACATCTATTCCGCAAGCTTCTTTTGGATCTTTATCAGAGGCTCCACAGAGAGTTACCCATTCTCTCAAATCAATGAATCCAATACGTTTTCCTTGATTATCAAGTAATGGAAAACCAGTAGCTTTTTCTTCGCCCCAAGTAAGACAACGTGTAACTCTTCTATTTGTCATGCTTACCTCTACGTTCATTCTCCATAGAGATACCAATGACAAAACTAACAAGCATCAAAAAAGATGCTGCAACAAGTCCCAAAGATCCAGCAGCGAGATAAGCCATCCACATAATAAAAATTATTGGAGCTAGTACGAAACCAAATACTATAAATGCATTTGTTACAACATTACCATAATATTCAAGATTACGCATTTGATATCTCCTAAGATTATTTGTTAGTAGGTAAGAAAGTAATCTTGTTCATTTTACAAACAAGATTACTTACCCTCTTCCTGTACCTGGAAGATGCTCAGGAATTGTTGCATCGTGAATTGTATTAGAGAGATTTTCGCAACCTATTAAATAAACAATTTCTGATAAAGGATGTGCTACTAAATTGTGAAGTGACCAGTGAAATTTTTTTGGTAGCTTGCCAAGTAATTTATTTAATCGAGCCATTTTTCTTCTTGTAATAATGTTAGTAGCTGTTTTGAGTTTTATGATAGTAGCGGCTAGTACTTCTGTTTACAGTGCAAGTTTCTTTACTGCTGCGGCACGTCCATCTTGGAATCCATCGTGCCACTTATTGTGGTTTTCTATTAACGCGGCACAATAGGCGATCCAATCTTTGTCCTTTTTCATTCCTGGGCCGTACACCATGGGGCCGCCTGGAGTGTAGGACTCTTTCCAGGTGAGTCCTGTGTCGTAACCGTTCTGATACGACGCCTCGGCTGTGAGGATTCCTTCTTCATTAAATGGATAATCTCCAAATTTGCGAAAAGTTTGATTCATATAAGACATATGTCAGTTCTCTTTGTTGCAATATTAAGTTTTGTCTTCTTCTCGATTATAGTAAACGCTAATACTAGCGCCAAAACCATGATCTCCAAGTTTGTACTTTGCAAAGATAGCAGAAACTTGCGCACGAACTTCCTGTTCGAAGTCGGCTATTTCGTTGAATGCTGATGTAATCCGATCATGAAATTCGCTCTGACCGGCAAAAGGATCTGCATTAGGTCCGAGCAAACAATGGAACTGTACATTCCCTACTTCACTAGCTTGCTTTAGGGAAGCAAGCATATCTGGAGTTATCAGGCAAGAGAAAACTTGTTTATTCATCACTCCTCCTTGCGACAGGTCTCTGTCTCGGGTTCTCTTGGAAGACCCTGTTCATCATATATGGGAAGAAATCCAACTCCCTTACAGGAGGTCTTTCCTCCTCGGACTATGGTGTGTTCCGGGACAAGTCCGTCTTGACGGACTTCAATGATCTTCTCCACAATGATTACATCTATTTAAGTTGTTAGTGTTCATGGAGTAGGTCATCATTCCTCCTCGCAGCGGTGCGGGTCGGGTCGGGCCACCACTCAAGCAGCCCCGATTCTTCTAAGATGCGCTCAGCAGCATACTTGGCAGACTTGCCCACAGCGGCCTTGATTTCCTTCTCCCACCGCTTCCACTCGGCGTCGGTGAACGATTGCCAACAGGACACCTCGGCCCATCGAACCGCGAACTCAACGAACCCTTCCCACTTGAAGCCATCGCCCCTGTACTTGGGGTTGAGCATCGTCACGAAATGATGGTTTGCGACGGCTTCCCCGTGCGCTTGTGCCCTCGGAAGGATTTTGTTCAAGAAAGTCATATCGGAGCGACTCATCTCTCCCCCTTGCGGCGATGTTCGCCGCTTGTGTTCGGCGTAGCCTCCAGGGCGGCGACCAGGGCCTCGGCTTCGGTATTTCCGCGCCAGTAGTCGCTATTGATAAGTCTCCTGTCAAGAACTTTCTTCATCACAATAAGCATCTTCATAAGATGCCCAATTTACAGCAATAAAATCCTGTAGTGCTTCTTCATCGCTTTCATAAATATAGTTAAGACGTTCAGCAATATATTTTGCTTGCTTTACGGCTTGTTCAACAGAAACACGAATAATCTTTTGTTTTCCATCCATATCGGGTTCGGAGTATCGAAGGTATCGCATGTTTATATCTTAACCGCTCTCGTTTAGGTTGTCAAGGACATTCTGCTTCCAGCGCATTAACAAGAGCATCGGCTTCGGTTTCTCCTGCACTTATTGGCATTACAACGTCATAAACGCGGCTCTCGCCCGTTAACCATACCCAACCTTTTGCACCAAGAGCCAAGTGCATTTCAGAATCGCCCCATTTTTCCCGCACCAGCGCGAGCAGGCAGCCCAGCGTGGCGGGATCGGTGAGGTCGGGGAGCAAGGGCACATCGTCCAGCCACACCG